GGTGTTTTGGATTGGTGGGATCAAGCAATGCAGTCAAGACTTAATGATCCGAAGACTGGTGCTTTTGTAATTATAATGCAGAGAGTTCATGAGAATGATCTGACAGGACACATACTTGCGAATGAGTATGATGACTGGGATCACCTTTGCCTTCCTGCAAGATATGAGGTTGGTCATCCAACACATGCAAGATCCAGTCTTAACTTTGCAGATCCAAGAACCAAAGAGGGAGATCTGCTTTGGCCAGAGAGGATTGACGAGAGAACATTATCAAAATTAGAGAGATCTCTTGGATCCTATGCTGCAGCAGGACAACTACAACAGCGACCAATGCCCAAAGGTGGTGGAATATTAAGAGCTGAGTGGTGGGTGCCATGGGAAAAAGATGAGCTACCAGACATAGAATATGTTATACAATCTTGGGACACAGCTTTCTCAACAAAAGAAAAATCATCATATTCTGCTAGAACAACTTGGGGAGTGTTCCGCAAAAATGGCGAGATGAATGCCATAGTTTTGGACATGTGGTATGACAGAGTCACATATCCAGAGTTGAGAAAGATCGCACAAGAGGCATATGAGGACTATGAACCAGACGCTGTTTTGATAGAAAAGAAAGCATCTGGCCAAAGTTTGTTGCAAGATTTACGCATGGCAGGTGTGCCTGTAATCCCTTATTCTCCTGATCGAGACAAGGAGGCAAGAGCTCATGCAGCATCTGCTCTTTTGGAAGATGGAAGAATTTACTTTCCTTACGACAAAAAATGGAGTAAAAATTTAATAGACATTTGTGCAGCATTTCCAGCAGGAGAAAATGACGACATAGTTGACACTTGTACTCAGGCATGGTTAAGACTGCGAAAAGGTTGGTTTGTTACTCACTCAGAAGATTATGAGGAGGATGATGAACCAAAAAAGAGAAGGGTGACAATGTATGGCTGAAGATCCAATCCCATTTGCTGAAGGTGCTCCACCAGACAATCTACAAGTAGAAGATTTTGGCGATGATGTTTTAATCGGAGATCCAATGCTTGATGTCGTTGAGGAGGAGCCAACAGAGTTCGATGCCAACTTAGCGATGGTGATAGACCAAAGTGATCTTGACAAGAAAGCATCGTCATTAGTATCTGACTACAACAGCGACAAAGAAGCAAGAAAAGATTGGGAAGAAAGATACAAAAAAGGTTTGGAGACTTTGGATCCAGAGGGTGGTCTTGAGGAGAGCGATGAAGAGAGAGCAAGCAGAGGTCTGAGCACAGTTGTCCATCCTATGATATCAGAGGCAGCAACACAATTCAACGCCAGAGCGATTGCAGAGCTTTACCCATCTGGTGGTCCAGTCAAGACTGTTATAATCGGTGAGCCAAATGACGAGACAGAAGAGCAAGCTCGCAGAGTAAAACAATTTATGAATTATCAAATACAAGAGCAGATGCCAGAGTACTTTCCAGACTTGGATCAGATGCTGTTCCAGTTGCCACTTGTTGGTCAAGCTTTTAAAAAGGTCTGGTGGGATGCGAACAAAGATAGGCAATGTTCCAAGTTCGTCAAAGCTGAAGACTTTGTTGTTGCACCAGAGAGCACAGATCTCTACACATCACAAAGATACACCCATGTCATTAGAATGCCAAAGAATGATTATAATATGTATGTCGAGTCTGGTTGGTATCTGCCCATAGAATATTCAGGTGACGGATCTAGTTACATGGACGCTGTTAATGAAGATGTTGAGGGCATAAGCTCTGGGACACAAGATAACATTGTCACTCTTTTGGAGATGCACGTCTATGAAGCATTTGTTGGAATCGATGGTGTTGAGAATGAAGATGACGAGAACATGGTCAGACTCCCTTATGTTATAACCATAGATCAAGATTCTGAAAAGATAGTTTCTGTCAGAAGAAATTATTACGAGGGAGACGAGAAAAAGAAAAAGAGAGACTGGTTTGTTAGCTACAAGTTCCTTCCTGGAGTTGGATTCTATGGGTTTGGTTTATATCACATGATCGGAGGACTTGGCAAAGCTGCAACAGGTTCATTAAGAGCTTTGCTTGATTCTGCTGCATTTGCGAATATGCAAGGTGGCTTTAAGTTAAAAGGCAGAGTAACAGGTGGCGAGATAGATGTTAATCCTGGAGAGTTTGTTGATCTGGATGCGACAGTTGACGATGTCAACAAGGCAGTGATGCCTTTGCCTTTCAAAGAACCATCAGGCACATTATTTAATTTGCTTGGTTTGATTGTACAGGCAGGACAGCGTTTTGCTAGCACAGCCGACTTAAATGTCGGAGACGTAAACCCAAATGCTCCCGTGGGGTCAACTGTCGCACTTATTGAGCAAGGATCAAAGTCTTTTTCAGCGATCCATAAAAGATTGCATTATTCTCAAGGGCAAGAGTTTAAAATGCTCGCTAGATTAAATGCAGAGTATCTACCAGAGTCTTTTAGTTTTGCAGTTGCTGGTGCAGCAGAAAATATTTATGCAGCAGATTTTAACGAGCGAATAGACATAATACCAGTCAGCGATCCTAATATCTTTAGCACTGCCCAGAGGATAGCACAAGCACAAGCCATACTTGAGATGGCAAGATCCGCACCTCAACTTCATGATCTTTATGAAGCATACAAAAGAATGTATGAGGCAATAAGAATACCAAATATCCCAGAAGTTTTAAAAGAGCCTGCTGAGGCAGCAAGACTTGATCCCATTGACGAGAATATGTCGATAATGTTCGGCAAGCCAATCAAAGCTTTCCCTGAACAAAACCACGATGCGCATATTGCAGTTCACACGCAGTTCTTATCAGATCCATCATTAGCAGGCAATCCTGCAGCAAGAGGACTACAGCCAGTGTTGATCGCACATATCGCAGAGCACATTGCCTTGTTATATCGTCAACGCATGGAAGCAGGCATCGGAATGCCATTGCCAAACTTACCGAACATCAGAGATCCAAAGTTTAAGTTCGAGGATATTGATCCAGAAATGGATATGTTGATTAGTCAGAGAGCTGCACAAGTTGTACAACAAGCTCCACAGATGGCACCAATACAAGGTCTGGCAGGAGCTAACCAAAGACAGAATCCTCTACAATATGCTCAACAGCTCGCACAACTTGAAGCACAGGCATTGCAACAAAGAACACAATCAGAGATTGCTGCTGATCAAGCCAGAGCAAAATCAGATATTCAGATAGATCAAGCCAAAGCACAACAGGATCTGCAAGTACAACAAGCCAAAGTCCAAGCAGAGCTACAGGCAAAAGTTTTAAAGCTTGAGGCAGACTTAGCACTTGAAAGAGAAAAAAATCAAGCTAAACTAAATATGGAGATGATGAAACGCAATGACCCAACGAATGACTGATATGATAGCTAATGTTATGCCGATGGCACCAGTTAATCCTGGAGCATTTAGTGGTATAGGTTCTGGATCAATAACTCAAGCTGAGATGGATGCAATGATGAGGGCACAAATGCCCAGACCAGAGATGAGACCAACAGGTTCTGGATCAACAACCCAACAAGAAGTTGATGCTTATATGAGATCATTACTTACAAGACCAGAGATGAGACCAACTGGTTCTGGGTCAACAACTCAAGCAGAAATGGATGCTATGCAAAGAAACATGCCAGCGATTGATCTGACATCCCAAGAGAGCATGATGAATTATCTTATGGAAAAAGTCGAGCAGATCCGTGAGAGGACAGGTGCTCAAGGTCAAGAGGGTATGGGTGCTCTCGAGGCATTGTTAAAATCTTTGCCTAAGGGCAGACTTGATGGTGCGATGCCTCAGGGTTCAATGCGTGATGGTCAGCGAACTTATTTTGAGAATCAAAGATTTGATAATATAGATCCTGGAATGGTCAGAAACGTCAATCCTGGAATGGATCAAGGTATGGTTAGGAGGATGCAAAAATAATGTCAAGAAACCCTTTACTAGAAGCATACTTAGCAAGCACGAGACCTAGACAGCCAAACATGGCGATGACAGAAGTTGATAGTCTTTTTAATCCTTACACATACACTAGCATGAATGATGCAACAAGAGTTGCAAGTCTCCCTAATGTGGAAAGTGATGCAGAGACATTTTCTTCAATGACCACTCCTGAACTTCCAACTAGCTCATCTGGTTATCCTCTTTTGTTTAGGGAACAACCAGTGAAACAGGAAGCTGTGAATACACAACCTGTAGCAACTCAAACCCAAATGAGTCCATATGATCAGTTTCAAAGAAACATTAAAGAGAATGTTTTTAATCCAAGAACCAATGAGTTCGAACCAACAACTTATTTGCTTGACAGGATAGCTCCAAACTATTCGCAAAGAATAACAAACTTTATGACAGGTGCAACGCCAGATATGTCGCAAGGTAAACTTGATGCCATTCAACAAAATGTCAGAGATGTTCAACAGAATGTTTTGGATACAACAGCAGCAATGCCTGTAGGATCTACTACTCAAGAAATATTTGATCAAGCACAACAAAATTTCACAGGCTTTGATACGCAAGGCAACTTTATTGGACCAACAGATCCTGGAACAGCAGCAATGCAGAGAGCAGGAAGACTGCCAGATCCAGAACCAGGATTTGCACAAGATTTTTTCAGCAGTCTTTTCGGTGGAGGTGATGATGGCGACAGTAACAGCATTTTTAATTTTTAATGGAGTTGGTCTTTGCCTTATATGTCTATATCGGCAGTGCAGTCAAACCACCAACAATATATTTTTACGACATCAACAGGTGCAGATACTTTGCAAGGAGAATGATGGGTCAACCCAGAGAGCCAACAGAAGGCAAAAAGAAGATTACAGCACTTTGTAAGATGGAGAAAGTTAAAACAGGAACCAAAATTTATTATTGAAGGAGATCTAAATGGCAGAAGTAGAAATAGACAACATGGAAAAGAATGCAGAACTGTTTATGGAGAAGATGGGTTTTGCGCATGACAGTGAAGGTTTAGAGCTTAGTGACGATCAACTTGTAAATTTTTTATTGCTTTGTCACCAAATGGAATATGGCATTGGTGAAGAGGAAGAAGAAATGAAAGAGGATGGTGACGAGATGAAAGTCAAGATTATGAAAGTTCATGCAGGTGATATGTCAGACGTTATGAATCAAATGCTTGGACATGGTGGTCCAAAGATGATGGAGGATTAAATGCCTGCAGGATCTAGAGTAGTAAAAGGTGTGCTTGATCTTTTGAAAGATCAATATAATGGAAAAGCAACTCCTAATATGCAACGTCCAACTATGGATGAAACTCTTGAGGGCAAAGGAATGTCAACGAGAGAAAGTGTGACTCCAGCAGTCTTTGATCCTATGTCCACTGCTGGTGAGGCAGTAGAAAATTTCGGAACAGGCAAAGAATCTATTATCTCAGACGATGATGTTGTTAAAATGATAATAGCAGACCTCAAAGGAAATAGGCTTATAAGTGAGGGAGCAAGTGCCGATGAGATATTTGAGTATGCTGAAAGTATAGCAAGCTCTAAAAACGAATCAATGAGCAAAGTAGGAAACATCTTGATGAGTCCAAAAGCTCAAATGGTTTACATGGATGATGATTTTTAAGGGAGCTGACTTATGCCTTTCAGTAAATATTCAAAGAAGCAAAAGAAACTCGCAGCAGTGGCACCACCTCGTAAAAAAATAACAGGTGCTGATTTTAAAAAACTCAAGAAGAAAAAAGGTAAAAAGAAAAAATGAGTTTATATGAAAACATTCACGCCAAGAGAAAACGTGGCGAAAAGATGAGAAAGAAAGGTGCTAAAGGTGCACCAAAGATAGGAACATTTAAAAAAATTGCTGCAAAGCAAAAGAAGAAAAAAGGAAAAAAGAATGGCAAAAAAGTCAGTTGAGGCACCAAAAGGTTTTCACTGGATGAAAGCTGGCAAAGGTTATAAGCTTATGAAGAATCCTCCAGGAGGATACAAACCACACAAAGGTGCAAGTCAAAAAGCAACATTTGAAATACAAAAAATACATAAAAAATAATGGCTAAGAAAAAACCAGATCCAAAAAAGGGAACAGGTAAAAAGCCAAAAGGATCAGACAGGAGATTATACACCGATGAAAACCCCAAAGATACAGTCTCTATTAAATTTGCCACTGTGGCAGATGCCCAAGCAACTGCTCGTAAGGTTAAGCGGATCAATAAGCCTTACGCAAGGAAAATTCAAATCCTTACTGTCATGGAACAGCGAGCCAAAGTCGCAGGCAAAAACAAGCAAGCCCAAATCGCAAAGAAAGCCAAAGAGCAAATCAGGGCAAAAGAAAAAGTAAAGAAGTAATGGCAACATACAAAGGCAGAAAAGTAACACTGAACAAACCTAGACGCATCCGCAAAGGTGAGACAAGCTTTGGCAAAAAGAAATCAGTTGTCTTTGTGATGGATGGCGATAAAGTAAAAAGGGTAACATTTGGTGATCCTAACATGAGAATCAAAAAGAATCAAAAAGGTCGCAGGAGTAACTTTCGCTCGAGACACAACTGTGATAATCCTGGACCAAAGACAAAAGCAAGATACTGGTCTTGCAAGGCTTGGTGACATGAGCAAAGCAGCAATTAAAAAAGTAGCACAAGCCGAGATCCGAGCAGCAAAAAGCTTTTTGGACAAAAGGAACTTGCAAAACATAAGTCCTAAGAAGTTTGCCATTGCAGCAAAAGAACTTGATAAAGGTTTCCAAGACACTCTAAAAGTATTAATAAAAGAACTTTCTGGAGGTCAAGTATGAATCACGACAAACCTATATTCTCTAAAAGTCAAGCTGGAGCAGAGATGTTTGCAGCACCAGATCCAACTATGAGAACTAGGACAAGAGACTTTATACAAAACTATCTAACAAATATTTTAGGGCAGAACACAGCAAGACAATATGCGGAGAACATAGCAGGAGCAGATCCAAATAATCCTATGCCAAGAAATCCTTTAGGCATCGGTGCTGCAGACTTTACACCTCTTGGTTTGTTGTTCGCAGGTCAAGAGATCAAAAGAGATTTTGATAAAGCATCAAGACCATTGGACTATGTTGCACCAACCATCGGTGGAGCTTTAAGTGTTGCTGAAGCTTTTCCATTAACAAAAGTTATGGTCAGAGGAGTTTCTAAACCAGTTGTTGGCTTTCTCTCAAACCTTAACAGAAAGTCTGTTGACAGCGAAGCAGATTTAAAAATCCCAGAAAAGCCAGAACCATTGATGACATCTCCTGGACCAAAGACCACTAGGGATGATGAGACAAATGTTAAGCCACCAAAGAAAGGTGTATCGAGAAGGAATGTGTTAAAAGGGATTGCGGCAGCACCAGTCGCAGCAGGAGCATTAAGTGAGATCCCTGCAGGCAAACTTATAGAGGACATCGCACCAGTTGCTAAAAAAGCTATACCCAAGCTACCAACAGATGTAACAAGTCTCTCATCATTTCAAAAAGCAATGGACATGTTAAACATGGAAGTTGGTATCGATGAAGCAGGCATGATGACTAAACAAGAGCTTAAAGACATTGGCATTGCTGATCCTGATAATATGATTGATGATGATTTTATCCAGATAGGTCGTGCGGTTGAGGAGCAATCCAGTTTCCCAATGTCTGAGCTAGAGATCCTAGATATGGAAAGCACAAACATAAAGAGATATTTAGATGGAGAGATATCTTTGGATGAGGTTGACACAGGATCTGTCCCTGTCGCTGGACCAGTTTTAAGGCAACTAGAAACAGTTTACAAACTTGACAAAAAGCAGATAAGAGATTATTTGATAGAAAATGAAGTATTGGAGGACTGATGAGCATTGGCTCCAAAATAGTTAAAGGAGTTCTTGGTAGGTTGACTGGCGACACTCCGACTCCTAAAAAGCAGGGAGCTTTGCCTGAAGATGATCAACCAAAAGCTGGTATGAGTAGAAGAGGGGTGCTAACAGGAATGGCTGCAACTCCATTAGTGGCAGGAGCATTGAGCGAGATCCCAGTGCAAAAAGCTGTTGACAAGTTTGAAGGTGGTTTTAAGACAGTCCTTGGTCAGCCTAAGTTCGAACCAATAATAAAGGGTGTTGGCGATTTCAAAAGCTTTGATGATGAGTTGAAACTCGGATCAGAAGTATATACAATATTAACAGGGGAAAAAGTTACACCCAAAGAACTTCTTAAAAGAGATATGGCTGAATATTTATATTTTCAAGAAAGAGGAGAAAGTCCAACACTTTTGGATTTTGCTGTTGAGGGAACAGGCAGAGAGCCAATTTATAGAGTGTTGGAAGATCTATCAAAAGATGCTTTACAGGAAGATTTTGCTAAAATTGCTCCAGTAATGGAAAAATATCTTGGCAAAGCTGATGACTATCGGTATGGAAGCATGGAGGGTATTAACACCACTATTGATCTTTTTTATAAAGAGAATCCGAACTATGCAGGGCAAAACACAGGAACTTTTGATGAAGACATTGTTAAATGGCTTAAATCAAAAGGAGTGCATAAAACAAAGTATTATAAAGATCTTGAAAAAGCAGGCGATCGATAATGAGCATAGGCTCTAAAATAGTCAAAGGAGTTCTCGGAAGATTGGCTGGCGATACTCCGACTAAAGTTGTTTCTGATGAGGAGCCAAAAGCTAGAATGAGCAGGAGAGGAGTTCTTCAAGGACTTGCAGCAGCACCAGTGGCAGGAGCACTTGGGGAGATACCAGTCGGAAAAATAATAGATGACTTTGCACCAGTTTCTAAAAAAGTTGTTAAGACTATTCCAAAAAATGCATTTGATATACCTATATTCAGACAGACATTAAATAATGAAATAGCAAAGGAAATATTGGCAGGCAAACATGGTAACGAATTAAAAGACATTGCTGAAGAAAATTTAGAAGATGCCATTGAAATGATAGACACAGATCAAGACTTTCAAGTTATGAGGGATGCTTATGATTGGTTTAGGAGTGGTAAAAAAGGTGATGCACCGAATGACTTCGCAAAGCTGATGGATGAGGAATATTCTAATACAGATCCAAATGAGGTAGCAAATGTTATAGGAGACTCAAATCAAGCAGGGTTAGAGAACTGGCAAGAAACACAAAAATTAAAAGAAAATTTAGATAATGACTAGAAAATTTAAAAAACAACCAAAAACCAAAAAAGGTGTCAATGTCAAGTATGTGCGTGGTGCAAAGAATCCAAAAGCACAAGAAGCAGAGATCAAAAGTACAGCGAAAAAATATCGCGAGGGAACGCTGACCAAAGCAGAAATGGAACGCATAGCTAAAAGGAGATCCAAGAATGTCAAAAAAAGCTACAAAAAAGCCAGCAAAAAAAAGTAAGAAGAAGTCTGGTGGAGGTCTTGAGGCAGCAATAGCAAAGTACAGCAAGTCCTCTGGTTTCTCAAAAGAAAAATTAAGAAAAGTTGCAAAAAGAGGCATGGGTGCATATTATTCTTCTGGATCCCGTCCTGGACAAACGCCAACATCATGGGCGATCGGTAGGGTAAGATCATTCGCCACTGGTAAAGGTGGAGCACGCAAAGCAGATTCAGACTTGCTTAAAGGCAAGAAAAAGAGTAAAACTAAAAAGACTAGTAAAAAGTCATGAACCGAACACAGTTTTCATCACTAATATCTAAAGGAGGTAAAAAGATGGATCACGGAAAAAAGAAAATGGCAATGAAGGGCAAGAAAAAGAAAATGGCCAATGGTAAGAAAAAGACCAAAATGAAGAAAAAAGGTGCTTATGGCAAATAAAGATGACAATGTTGTCGAAGTCCATGTAACTGGTGTTTCGATGACAGGAGATTCAGGACTGAAAAATGACAGTGAGAGATCTGCTGGAAAAGATCAAGGAACAGTTGAAAGCACAGAAGACAACAATAGCGAATAATATGATTGATGGTCGAATCAGTGACTTTGAATCGTATTGTAGAAGCGTCGGTGTTGGTGTTGGTTTAGACCAAGCCATAGAGATCATCGATGAAACATTTAAACAACTTGATAAGGAGGATGAATAGAACATGTCACATCCGCATGCAATAATAACTGATGAAGATTCAGACAAGACCATTGGTTCTCATCAGTTACCCAAGCCAGTAGGCTGGAAAGTTTTGGTTCAACCAAATCCGAGCAAAACAAAAACAAAGGGTGGTATATTGTTACCATCTCAAAGTCAAGAAAATCAAGAGTACTTAACAGCTCACGGCAAGATATTAGCCACTGGCGAGTTGGCTTACAGAGATCGTGACTCTGGCCAGAGTTGGAAAGGTCATTGGCCAAAGACTGGTGATAGGATCACATATGGTAAATATGCAGGTCAAAAATTATCTGTCAATGGCGTAAAACTTTTATTGTTAAATGATGATGAGATAACATCTATATTGCCAGAGGGATCGGAGGTTGGAGCCTATGTTGAATAAAGAACAAGAAAATCATGAAAAAGCTATGGCAGATATCCAGGAAGAAATAAAGAACACTGGTGGTGAAGCCAATGATTTTGAGATTGAAGTAACTCAAGATGATGCTGTTGAAAGCAAAGTCGAGGAGAAAGAAGCAAAACCTGAAAAGAATGATGATCAAGAATATAGTCAAAGAGTTGAAAGAAGGATAAAAAAGCTTGTTGACCAAAGGAGAGAGGTTGAGTTACAAGCTAATGAACTTCAGGAGAAGAACAAACAACTCGAGCAAAGATTGGCTAGGCTTGAGGAGGGTTCTCAAAATCAAGCAGAGAATCAATTTAATGAAAGATATGACCAAACTAAGAGAGCTTTGAAACAAGCTGTTGAGAATGGTGACACAGATGCGCAAGTAGCATTCCAAGAGCAGTTAGCAGATATGCGTGCTGCAATGCGTATCGCTGAACTTCAAAAAGCTCAAGCAGCAAATCAAGCAGTGTCTCCAACAGTTGGTCGTGCAGAGCAGATGGCTCAAACTCCACCAGCACCGAAAAAAGCTATGGATTGGTGGGAGAAGAATCGTTGGTTTAACTCCAATGGTTATGAGCGAGAGACTGCTGCAGCAAGAGCTATAGACGTTCAACTTGAGGTTGAGGGTTTTGACAAAGAAGATGACGAATATTATGATGAGTTAAATATTCGTTTACAAAAAGTATTTCCTGAGTTAAGATCAGGGAGTAGTGAACCTACTAAGCAAAGAGTAAAAAGCAGATCACCAGTCGCACCAACTGCAGGTGGCTCAACTTATAAGGGGAACAGGGTTCGCATGTCGCAGGACCAACTAAGGATGGCTAGAGAGCTAGGCATCACTGATGAAAAAGGATTGAAGCAATATGCTTCTGAGATCCAAAAACAACAGAGAGGATGAGACCTATGACAGAGAAACGAAATATACGTTCAAGCGAAACCAGAGAAGAGATCCGTGCAACCGAACAACGACCAGACACTGCATGGAAACCACCATCATTACTGGATGCTCCAGACGCAAGACCTGGAATGGTTCAGAGATGGATAGCTACCTCGATTCAGGGTAGAGAAACTCCAGACAATGTGTATAAACGTATGCGTGCTGGCTGGAGTCCTCGTAAAGCTGAGACTGTGAAAGATCAGAGATTCCCAACTATTAATCATGGACAGTGGGCAGGATCGATCGGAGTTGAGGGGATGATCTTATGTGAAATGCCTGAAGACCAATTCAAACAAATGAAAAAGTATTATCAGGAAAGATCAGAAGGTCAGAACGAATCAATTCCAGGAGAACTAGAAACTGTAAGTCGGCAAGGAGGAATTCCAATCCAACAGGATAGGAAATCAAACGTAACACGTGGCAGAGATGTCTCTGTCATGAATGATTAATTTTTTGCTAGGAGGTAAAAATGGCAAATGTAGATTCAGCCTTCGGGTTTGTACCAGTTCGCCATATGAGTGGTTATCCAGCTCGTGCAAATAAATATACCATTACTTCAGGTTTAGCTGAGAACATCTTCACAGGTGATCTTGTTATCCTAACAGCAGATGGGGTTATAACACCACATACTGCAACTGAAACAAATAATATTGGTGTATTTGCAGGAGTTCAATATACTGCTTCAGATGGCTCTTTTGTTTATAGTCAGCATTTCCCATCAGGGACAACTGCTACAAACATTGTTGCATATGTATATGACGATCCATACATTGTTTATAAAGTTCAGTCAGATGGCACAGTTGCCCAAACAAATATCGGTAATTGTGCCGATGTTGTCGCAGGTGCTGGTTCGACTGTAACAGGTCAATCAGGGTTCGAGCTAAACTCATCAATGGGAACAGGAACAGCAACTTGTAAAATTATAGGTCTGTTTGATTCTCCAGAGAATGCGTTTGGTGCGAATGCAGTCGTTGAGGTGCTTATAAATGAGCACATACTCAAAGACGCTGCAGGTATATAAGGAGTATAAGAAATGGCTATGAATAGAGCACAATTTGCAAAAATGTTAGAGCCAGGACTGAATACTCTTTTCGGTCTTGAATATGACAGATATCCACCAGAGTGGGAAGCAGTCTTTGAAACAACCACCTCAAACAGAGCATTTGAAGAAGACCTATTATTAGAAGGTTTCGGCAATGCTCCTGTAAAGAGTGAAGGTGCTTCAGTTTCTTTTGACTCAGCGTCACAGCAGTTCACTTCTAGATATCAGCATGAAACAATCGCATTAGCTTTCAGCATAACAGAGGAAGCAGAGGAAGATGGTCTTTATGGATCCATCGCATCTCGATATACAAAGGCATTGGCCAGATCAATGGCATCCACAAAAGAGATCAAGGGTGCTAATGTTCTAAATAATGCTTTCAGTGGATCTGGGGTGACAGGTGGTGATGGTAAAACACTTTGCGCAAGTGACCATCCAACTCGTAATGGGAACCAGTCAAACATTCTTGCGACTGCTGCTGACTTATCAGAAACATCTCTCGAGCAGATGCTAATCCAAATTTCTGACATGAAAGATGACAGAGGTTTAAGGATCGCTGCAACAGGAACAATGCTTGTTATTCCAACAGCATACACCTTTGTTGCTGAGAGACTTCTTGAGTCACAGTTAAGAACAGGAACATCTGACAATGATTTGAATGCCATAAGACAGGGTGGTTATATCCCACAAGGCTATCACATCATGAGAAGATTGACTGACTCTGATGCGTTCTTTATTATGACTGACGTGCCTGATGGTTTAAAGCACTTTCAAAGATCACCTCTTAAAAAAGGTGTTGAGGGTGACTTCGATACAGGTAATGTTCGTTATAAGGTTCGTGAAAGATACTCTTTTGGTTTTACCGACTGGAGAGGGATCTTCGGCACAGGTGGTGCCTAATTTAAAAACTGGGGAGGGTGAAAACCCTCCTCTTTCACCTTGACAGCGAAAGCTGACAATAGACACGACAAGGAGAAATAAATGTCTAACTCTACTTTTTCAGGTCCAGTCAGATCTCAAGATGGATTTGATTCGATCGTTAAAAATTCCAGTGGCGCAGTAACAAGCACAATGGCCATGGAAACATATGTGGCAACTATAACAGTTGCTAATGGTGACACAACAGGCAAAGAGTCTGCAATCGGAATGCCATCAAACTTTATCCCTATGGGTGTAACAGTTGCTGTAACAACAGCTGCAGCAAATGCTGTCAACCTTGTTGATATCGGGACAGACGCAGACACTGATGGTTTTGTTGATGGTATCTCTGCTGCCGTAAACTCTACAGGGTTCAAAGGTTTCTTCCCTTGCAATGGAGTTTTAGGTATGTCTGGGGGATCCACAACAGCAGCAACCGAAACAGCAGATGAAGTTGAAGTTGTTGTCTCTGGAGATCCTGGAGGAGATACAGTGATTGTGTTAAAATTTTTCGGACTATCAAGCTCATCAGACGCATCTTAACTAGGAGATCATCATGGCAGATATTACAACTACGACAACGATCTCTGACAATCCTAGAGAAGTTGTCATGTCTTTCCAATATCAATATGTTGATACAGGGAATGAGAGTGCGGTCTCTAAAATAGATGTGTCAAGTCTTGCTAAGAATGCTGCAGGAGAAACTTGCACAGGTGTAAGGATCATTGAGTGTTGGTGGATAATATCTGCTATGACTGTTCAAGTCTTAGCTGATGCAGACACAGATGTTATGATTATGCATCTTACTGAGGGTCAATCAGGTTATCAAGATTTCTCAAAATTTGGTGGATTATTAAAAAGTCAAAGCTTTGGTACAAATGGAACTGGGGACATAAAGTTTACGACCACTGGTGCTGGAGCTGCAGGAGACGCATATCAAATAATAATTAGAGCAGTTAAAGAGTATTAATGGCAACATCGGGAACAGTAACATTCAGACCAGACGTTGAGGAAGTCATTGCTGAGGCTTTTGAGCGTGTAGGGATTGATGATCAAACTAGGACAGGTTATCATGCAAAAGCTGCACGCAGAAGTCTTAATTTATTGTTCAGTGAGTTTGCAAACAGAGGTATAAATTATTGGACTGTTCAAAATAATACTTTAAGCCTTACCTCTGGAACAACAACTTACACCCTCCCAGCAGGAACAATAGATTTTATTGACGTTGTTATAAGAGAAAACAATGTTGATACAGCAATGACTAGGCTGAGTTTCGCTGAGTACAACCAACTGCCTAACAAAACATCTACTGGGAAACCTAGTCAATATCTTTTAGACAAACAATACACTCCACAGATCCGAGTGTATCAAGTTCCTGACTCAAATGACTATACTCTCAGTTATTGGTCAATGAATCAGATTGAAGATATAACTGCGAGCAATCAAGACACTGACATTCCTTACAGGTGGACAGATTGCATATGTGCAGGTTTAGCGAGTAAGCTCTCATTAAAATATCAACCAGACAAATTTAATCTCTTGAATCAAATATATGAGAGAGCTTTTGAATTTGCTGCTGCATCAGACAATGATGGTGTTTCAATGAGGATAAGACCAACAGGTCTTAACTTGAGCTGATGAGAAGTGGAAAATTTGCAAAAGGAAAAAGAGCCTATGCAATAAGTGACATTGGTGGTCACAGAGTTCCTTACACAAAATTAAAAACACAATGGGATGGCTTAAGAGTTGATCCAGAAGAGTACAGCCCTAAACACCCACAATTGGATCCACCAAGACAAGTTGTTGATTCTGTCGCATTAAGAAACTCGAGATCTGACAATGCTCCAGAGAATATAGACTTTTTTGTTGGTTTTAATTACGATCCTTTTTTAGATAAATTAAATCGTCCTGGAGTTGGGATCTCTGGTAAAGGTCAAGCAGGTGTTGTAAGTTTCGATCTAAGCAGAGATGCAGAGCCAACTGGTGTCGGTGGCACAGGTGGAATAGGAACTGAGCTTGCTCTCGGAGCTGCAGTGGAAACAGGATTAGCAGGAACAGGTGGTCTAGCAACCTTTGGAGGAATATCAGCTTACACAGGTTACACAATAACAGTTGTGTCAACAGGCAGTGGAAATAAATATTTTGTCGATGGTGTTCAACAGCAACAGCTATATTTACAAGAAGGAAGTGTCTATAGGTTCGACCAATCTGACTCAAGCAACTCTGGACATCCACTAAGGTTTTCAACAACAAGCAATGGCACTCATGGGAGTGGCACTGAGTATACGACTGGCGTAACAACTGCTGGCACTCCAGGAAGTTCAGGAGCATATACGCAGATTGTCGTCGCATCAGGAGCAGCAACTCTTTATTATTATTGCACGAATCATTCAGGGATGGGTGGAACAGCTTACACCCCAGCAACAGGAACTATCTCTCTTGCCATAACAGTTTCTAATCCTGGAAGTGGTAACAAATATTATATCGATGGTGGTGGTCCAGCACCGACTATAAGTTTGACTGAGGGCAAAACATATAGGTTCGATCAGTCTGACAACACTAACTCTGGGCATCCATTAAGGTTTAGCACAACATCAAACGGAACACATGGTGGTGGTTCAGAATATACAACAGGAGTAACAACTGCTGGCACTCCAGGAAGTTCTGGTGCTTATACACAAATAGTAGTTGCCGAACACGCTCCAACTTTATATTATTACTGCACAAACCACAGTGGCATGGGTGGACAGCTTAACACACCATCTGTTAGCTCTGAGGCAGTTATAGAAATAACAGAGACATTAACAGGTGTGGGTGGTTCTGGTGGCGTAGGAACTTCGGCAGTTAATGGTAATCCAAATGTCACAGGTGTAGGTGGTACTGGTGCAGTCGGTAATGAGACAGCACAAGCTGATGACCCGACTTGGGGTAGTGGTGGCTGGAACGAAGGAGCATGGGGACAATAAATGAATTATACAGAACTCAAAGCAAACATCCAGAACTTTGTAGAAGATGACAGCACAGAGTTGACTAACTCTATTGACGCAATAATATCACAAGCTGAAGAAATGATATTTCAAAGACTTCCAAGTCTACCTTGTTTTAGACAATCAACAACAGGAACATTATCAATCGGCACTGCAGATTATACTGTTGCTAATGCAAGAATGATCAGACAAGTTTCTATTACATCAAGCAATGTTGTAAGTTTTTTAGACCATAGGGTAGATTCTTATTTAAGAGATTATCATCCAAATGCTACCACAACAGGAACTCCAAGAATGTATTCAACAAAAAACGCAGGAACATCAGGGACAGTTATAACTCTTGCACCAACACCAAGTGCAACTTTGTCATATCAAGTTGATTTTGCTGCTCCAGAAACAGGTTTGTCTGATTCAAATGCAAATAGCTGGATAGGTAATAATGCAGAGAATGTTTTACTTAAAGCAGCACTTTATGAAACTTCTACTTTCCTTAAAGCCTCAGAAACAGTAAGCTTGTACAAAGGACAATTTGATGAGGCAATACAATTATTTCAACAAGAAATGGGTCGCAACTACTCAGCAGAATATAATGGAGGTATTTAAATGGCTATAACACAAGCGATGTGCACATTGTTTAAAAAGGATCTGTTGCTTGGTGATCATCACCTTGACACAGATGATATAAGGATAGCACTGTACACAAGTTCAGCAAGTCTTGATGCAAGCACTGATGCGTATACAACATCAAACGAAATAACTAATACATCAGGATCTGCTTATGTTGCTGCTGGTCAACAATTGACGAGTGTGACAGTAACAGAAAACAGCACAAGTGGTGTATTTGATGCAGCTGATCCAGAATGGACTTCAGCAACTTTCACTGCAAGAGGAGCTTTGATATATAATAAAACTCTATATGACAGTGACAACAGTAGAGGTGCGATAGCAGTATTGGACTTCGGTGGTGACTTTACAGTTTCAGGAGGAACATTTAAAATAGTGTTCCCAGCAGCAACTGCAAGTAATGCAATAGTGAGGATAGACTAATGACAAGCACATTTGTAAATGATCTCAGACTCAATGAGATGGGCACTGGTGATCAGTCAGGAACATGGGGTAACGTAACAAACACAAACCTTGAGTTGATCGCTGAAGCTTTAGGTTTCGGGACTGAGGCAATAACAACAAATGCTGATACTCATACAACTACAATCGCTGATGGTGCGACAGATCCAGGAAGAGCTATCTACATAAAATATACAGGAACTCTTGACTCTGCCTGCACAATAACAATAGCACCAAATACAATAAGTCGTTTGCATATAATAGAAAATGCAACTTCTGGATCTCAAAATATAATAATAAGTCAGGGCAGTGGCTCAAGTGTGACGATAGGCAATGGTGCTGTTAAGGCAGTCTATTTAGATGGTGCTGGTTCTGGAGCTGCAGTCAATGATGCCTTGGTTGATTTAGACTTAACAGGAACAACAACAGTTGCTGCTCTAACTGCAGGAACAGTAACTTCTTCTGGTGTTATAACAGGATCAACTCTTGAGGCAACAGGGGACACATCTGCTAGTGACAATTCTGCAATAGGTTACACTGCTGCCGAAGGAATTATAATAACAGGACAAGGTTCGACAAATGATGTTACTATAAAGAATGATGCAGATACAGAAGTTTTAGGGATACCGACCGGAACAACCAATGTTAATATTGTTGGTGTTACGACCGCAGAAACTTTTGAACCTGATGGTGACACATCTGCAGGAGATGCTGCTGCAATAGGTTACACAGCAACAGAGGGTTTAATCCTTACAGGGCAAGGTAGCACTAATGACGTAACCATAAAGAATGATGCAGACACTGCCGTCATACAGATCCCAACTGGTGCAACAGGAGTCACCATGGCAGGAACTCTAGGAGTGACAGGCGCAGTTACAGCAAACGCTGGAGTTTTAGTTGACAATATAACTATAGATGGCACAGAGATTGATTTAAGCTCTGGTGATTTAACACTAGATGTGGCAGGAGACATTATTCTTGACGCTGATGGTGGTGATTTTAAATTTAAAGATGGTGGCACAGATGTTTTAAATATTGAAAACGATAGTGGCGATATAAAAATCACAAGTCAAACAAATGATAAAGACTTGATTTTTAGAGGTGTTGATAATAGCTCTGCTATCACTGCACTTACACTTGATATGTCAGAAGCAGGAGCAGCAACATTTAACAATAACGTAACAGCGTTTTCTGACGTAAGACTGAAGTCTAATATAAATACGCTCGAGCATGGACTAGAAAAAATTAATAATCTCAGAGGTGTTACATATACTCGAGATGGCAGAGAGAACATTGGTGTGATAGCTCAAGAGATTGAAGAAGTCTTGCCTAATATCGTTTTGACTGCTGATGATGAGATGGGAACAAAGTCTGTTGATTATGGTAGGATAACAGCAGTTCTTATAGAAGCAGTCAAAGAACTTACAAAAAGAGTGGAAGAACTGGAGAATAAATAATGGCACTACCTACCTCTGGATCGTTAAGTCTTGATCAAATGCATGTTGAGGCAGGAGGTAACACTGGTACAACCTGTTCTATAAATGACGCTGACATCAGATCTATGATTGATAAAGCTGATGGTGCACAAAGTTCGTTCAATGAATTTTATGGTGCATCAAGCTCAACTTATGTTGCAGCATCTGGTGGCACTACAACAACATCTGGTAATTACAAATATCACTATTTTAATTCATCTGGAACTCTCACTTTTTCTAGTATTGGATCTGGTGGACCAAGTAATGTGGTTGATTACATTATTATTGCTGGAGGTGGTAGTGGTGGCAAAGGCTATTGGAACTACAGCACACAATACATAATGTTTTCTGGTGGAGGTGGAGGTGCTGGTGGCTATAAAACTGGTACATTTAATGCTGTTGCTCAAAGTTATACTATTACAGTCGGTGGAGGTGGTTCCAGCGTTAGTGCTGGTGCTTATACAAATATGACAAATGATGGTTCGGACTCTTCTATATCTGGCGTTCATACATCATCTGGAGGAGGTGGTGGTGGCTATCTTCACTATTATTATTCAAACACATCTTACACACAACTTGGTGGTCAGGTAAAAGGCAGAAGTGGTGGCTCTGGTGGTGGAAATATGCTTATGTATTTTGGTAGTAACATAACTGAAGATGGTGTTTTAACTACTAATGCAAATATGAGTGTAGGAGGTTCTGGGGTTTCTGGTGAAGGAAATGCTGGTTCTCAAGGAGTAAGGACAGGTGGTTATAATGCTGGTCATGCTGGTTCTGGTGGTGGTAAAGGTGGTGTGCCTCCCTCAGCAACAGGTAACATGTATGCTCCTGACAGTTATTCTCAAACAACTTATAAACAAGATGGTGGTCCAGGATCCAATACTGGGGATGCAAACTACAACAGTGCTCAAAGAGGTGGAGGTGGAGGTGGTTCTATCTGGGCATGGTATGCTAACCAAAGCACTAGCTCTTATTCTGAAGGTGGTGCTGGAGGTGGTGGTCGTGGTGCAAAAAGTCGTAATGGACAAGGTGGTGGCAACTACACTAGTGCACAAAGTGGAACTGCAAATACTGGAGGAGGTGGTGGTGGAGGCATATACCAAAATGCTTCTGGTGCTGGTGGATCTGGAATTGTAATGATTAGATATCAATATCAAGGATAAATATTATGGGACATTGGGCTGAGATCGATGAAAATAATATTGTTAAAAGAGTTATTGTGATAAAAGAAGCTGAACTCGATACTGGTGCTTGGGGTGATAAATCTAAATGGATTAAGACCAGCTATAACACCTCTGAAGGAAAGCATTATGTTCCAAAAGAACATCAAGATTGGTCAGAGGAAAGTCCTGATCAAAGCAAAGCATTGCGTTTCAGATTTGCTGGTATAGGTATGATGTATGATGCAGAGAATGATGTATTCAGAGAACCACAACCAGCTCCAAGTTGGACTCTTAATAAAACAACAATGAGACATGACCCACCATTGCCTGAGCCTGACATAACAGAAGAGGACAGAGATGGTGGTTACATATATGTGTGGAATGAAGATCTTTATCAAAGTGATAATACAAAAGGTTGGGAACGCAAACCATCACCAACTCGTGAGGAATAATGATATTCAGCAACTTCAAAACATCTAGTGTCAAATATATAATTAATGAGTTTGATTGTCCTAAAGGCATTGTTCCTAATATAGAAAAATATTCTAATATTATACATCACACTAAGTGCCCAGCAGTAGCAATGGTTCATAGCAGATTATATTATGCAAACTCTTTTTTAGACATTGATATTAATTTCGGTATGAAAGATGGTGAGCCACACTATAATTATACTTTTACTGAGGAACACCCCACAAGCCAGTTTATGCATGATCTAATTAAGAGTGTGATCCGTGTTCAAGCACTGCCTAATTCTAACTCTACTTTGCATTTACAAATTAATTCACCATACTCTTTTGTCACAGATACAAAAGATATAGAGCTTGTGTCTCTGCCAACTAACATAGAAACAGAAAACTGTGTTTATGTTCCTGGAGGGTTAAAACCTTACTACTGGATAAGAAACCTCAATGCTGCTTTTCTGCTAACTGATATGACAAAAATGGGTAAAGTTAAGTTGCGCATTGATAAACCGATGTGTTTATTTTATTTTAATAAGCCAGTTGACTTAAAACTCACAGAGCAAACTGAGAAAATTAAATCATACATCGCTGAAACTGCTGGTATTGTAAACTATCGCAGTAAAATAGAAAAGTATTACACAAATGTTATAAACAGAAGACCAAGGAAACTATTGTCATGAGTCAAAAAGTATTGGAGAAAGGATCTCCTCTAGCAGAAAAGCTTGATGCTAATGGTGATGGCATAATAACAGATAAAGAGCTTATGATGAAAGAAAGAATGGTTCGTTTAGAGAATCAAGATAAAAAAGAAGATCAACAAAGATACATGGTTTGGTTTTCAGCTCTTGCAGTTACAGCGTACATAATAGTTCTTATGACACCTATTGTTCCTCTTGAGAGACTTGATCATTTATCAAGTATCGGGAGCACATGGGTCATATCTAATATGGGAATAATCGGTGCATTTATAGCAAGTAATGCTTTTGTTAAGAAGAATGGAAATGGAGAGAAATGAGCATATTACAAACTTTGGTAGGACCAGTTGCAGGTATACTCGATAAATTTATTGAAGACAAAGATCAAAAGGCTAAGTTGGCACATGAGATTGCGACTATGGCAGAAAAGCATGCTCATGAGTCTGCGATGGCGCAAGTGGATGTCAACAAGTCGGAAGCACAACATAGGTCAATATTTGTTGCAGGGTGGCGTCCTTTTATCGGTTGGATCTGTGGCATTGCTCTGGCTTATCATTTCGTGGTATCCCCAATCATATTATTCGTTGCTGGATGGGCAGGTGCAGAGTTGCCAGAACTCCCAGCCTTTGATATGGACTCCTTGATGACTGTGTTGTTAGGGATGTTAGGTTTAGGTGGTTTAAGAACATATGAGAAAACGAAAGGTCTAGCAAAATGAAAGAAAATTTTGATAAATCTCTAAAAATGATATTGCATCATGAAGGTGGCTATGTTAATCACCCCAGAGATCCTGGAGGAGAGACAAACCTTGGTGTCACAAAAAGAGTTTATAAAGAGTATGGTGGCTTAAAAGATATGAAAGATTTGACTGTTGACGATGTTGCTCCTATATATGAAAATAATTATTGGAGAAGAGCAAAGTGTGATCACCTCCCATCTGGTTTGGATCTAGCTGTTTTTGATTGGTCTGTTAACAGTGGTGTTGGTAGAGCTGTTAAAAAGCTACAAACAATGATAGGAACAGAAGCAGATGGTGGCATTGGTCCAAACACTCTTAAAACATTAGAGGAATATATAGAACATCATGGTCTGGATAAAACTTTGAGAAATTATAAATCAGTTAGGCAAAAGTTTTATGAGTCCTTGTCAACATTTGATACATTTGGCAAAGGTTGGACAAAAAGAAATGACATGACATTACAGGTGTGCTTGGAGATGATTTAATGCCTTTACAGTTGTTAAAATATAATCCTGGAATTGTAAAAGACATAACAGAATATGCTGCTGGAAAGAATGGACCATTTTATGTTGATGGCGATCTTGTAAGGTTTAAAAATGGTTATCCGCAAAAGTTTGGTGGTTGGCAAAAAGATGTTTTGACAGAGCTTGATGCTGCTGGTGCAACTACAACAACACCAACATCTCTTCAAGGAGTTCCAAGGAAAGTTGTGAACTGGAGAGCTGTCGCAGATGGTGAAGACAGACTTGCAGTCGGGACACATACACATCTTTATATAGTTAAAAATAACAGCGTTTATGATATAACTCCTTTGAGGAAGACTTCAACAAATCTTTCAAATCCTCTTGCAACAACTAATGGTAGTGCAACAATAACAATAACAGATAACAGTCATGGTGCTCAGGTCGGTGATTATGTTGTTATAGAGGAGGCAACAGCGACAGGTGGCATAACTGCTGACACACTTAACAGGAAAGCTGGGTATGAGGTTGAGACAGTCACAACAAATACATTTACAATAACTGCTCCATCAAATGCTAGTTCAACAGTTTCTTCTGGTGGTGGCACTGCACTTGATATAAAATATCTGATTGGCATTGATGCAGGTTTAGGAAAGCAAAGTTCTGACCCAGCACTGGGTTGGGGTGTAGGTGGTTGGGGTGAGGGAACTTGGAACACTCCTAGGAGTCAAGCTGGATCTGATGTAAGATTCGATAACTCCTCTTGGACTCTTAATCTTTGGGGTGAGGATCTTATTGCTGGCGTAAGGAATGGTGCAATATATTATTATGATACATCTGCAGGTGAATCAAATAGAGCTGTTCTTTTGTCAGGAATCAGTGGTGCTAACAGTGTCCCTAGCATTGCAAGAGTAACAGCTATATCTTTTCCTGACAGACATTTTATTGCTGCTGGCTGTCAAGAGTTCGGTGGCTCTGGTAATGTTGATGAGATGTTAATTCGTTTTTCTGATCAAGAAGACTTCGCAAACTTCAGACCAACTGCCACAAACACCGCAGGTGATCAAAGATTACAGCTTGGAACAAAAATAATATCCATGATAAGTGCTAGAGAAGAGATGATCATATCGACTGACGAAGCAATTTATGGCATGACTTTTGTTGGTCCACCCTTCACTTTCCAGTTTAGATTGCTAGCAACTGATGCAGGTGCTGGTGGCTTAAACACTATGGTTCAAGTCGATGGTGATGTTTATTGGATGGGCAAGAGACAGTTTTACTTTTATGATGGTGTTGTTAAAGAACTTCCTTGCCCAGTACAACATTTTGTTTTTGATAGAATGCAAAGGAACTTTATTGACAAAGTTACTGCTGGTCATAACAAGAAATTTAAAGAGGTCATATGGTTCTATGTATCAGATCAAAACTCTGCAGGAGTCACAAACCCTGAGAATGATTCTTATGTCATTTATAACTATGGGGAAAACAACTGGTCAATAGGAACTCTTGACAGGTCAAGTTGGAATGATGCATTTGGATTCAGGCAAGTTCCCTTTGCGTTTGATGCTAATGGCTTTCTTTATGATCATGAAACTGGAACATCTGATGATGGATCTGCTATGAACTGTCACATCGAAACTGCTCCAAGAGAAATAAGTCAAGATGGGAATGAAATGTATATGATTGACAGGATAATCCCTGACACAACAATGACTTCTGATACAACACTGGCTGTCTCTTTGAATACAAGAAAGCACCCTCAGGGAACAGAAACAACAAAAGGTGCTTTTAACATAACATCGTCAACTGATAAGATAAGTGTTAGAGCAAAAGGCAGACAAGTGAGCATGAAGTTCTCAAGCTCTGGAACAACAGATGATTGGACTCTCGGTGATTTCAGAGTTAATGTAAGAAAGGATGGATTGAGATGAGTGCACCAACAGTCAATGTAAGATTGCCATCACCACCACCACAATACAATCAAGGTCAAATGACAAGGTTGACTAACACACTAGAAATTATACAACAAAACAATGTTTTTGCTCAAACGACAGGACAAGAAAAATCTGTTGAGATAGCAGAACAAACAACTTGGTTTCTCGGTTAATGGCTAATAATTTTAAAAATGCTAAAAAAGATCTAACATCAACAGATGTTACAACCCTTTACACTGCACCTGTTGCAACAACTGCTGTATTTAAGTCAATACTTGTATCAGAAGACTCAGGCAATGCAGACACAATAACAGTGACATTAACTGATGCAGAATCAAGTCCAGCAACATTCAGTTTATTTAAAACAAAAGCTATAAGTGCAAACGCAACTGTTGAATTATTAACAGCACCGATAGTTGTGCAAGAAAGCGAAATATTAAAAGTTCAAGCAGCAACAGCAGACAGACTACATGTCATTGCCAGTTTTTTAGAGATTAGTTGATTATTTGTTGGATAGAGAGTAAGGTCAAATAAAGGAGTTAACATGCCATCACATACAATAGCACCAACAGGAGCTTTGACAGGCTTAACAGATACACAACCAAAACCTCTTGTGACCTATGGTGTCTTTCAACAACAAGCACAAACTCCAGCTAATCTTGAAAATTTACAAAATGTTTATGGCACAGCAGCAATGCCCTCTTTCCAGTTTGTTAAGATGATACAAACAGGAGAAAGAACTTACGATCCAAACGACACAGTGCAAAGGGATCTTTTAGAAGAGTATAAAAAAATAACTGACGAAAAAGGAACTCCTCCAGGAATGCCTGAGGCAGAGGAAGTTTTAACTGGAGTTGTCAGTGAGGTTGGTCAGGCAGTCGGTAGACAGGCAGGCAGAGCATTGGTTGATCCTTATCTTGAGGGATCTGCTGGATCCAAGATATTAGAGGGTGCAGCATCGACTTTCAGTGCTTTGCCCTCACAACAAGTTCAATCATCTATATCCAAGGGTCTTAAATTACAACTCGCTCAAAACGAGTTCTTTCAGCCAGAGCTTGCAAATGCTGCTGTTGCAAAAGCAACTGGAAACTTAGATGCATTTAATAAACTTTCTGATGCTGCAAAAGTTAATGCAGAAGGACTTATATCTTATGACGCAAGCAAACTCCCTGCTGGAGTATCACTACAAGATGGTGTGCTTTCTGGTGTTGGTGGCAATATATCAGCAAGTGCAATAACACAGGGAACTCAAGCACCAAGTTACTTTCAATCAGTTGGAAGAAGGTTATATGGCACAGAACAAGCTGCACAGAACTGGGCATCTGCTGCAGGTGGTGGTGTTGTGAACTTTGGTGTTCAGTTATTGATGGGTGAGGATCCAGCCAAAGCTGCAAAGTCTGCTGGTGCATCAGCGATAGGAACAGCCATAGGTAATGCGTTACTTCCTGGAATCGGTGGAGTTGTGGGAGGAGTTCTTGGTGGCGTGGTTGGTGGTAGAGTAATATGCAATGAATTAATGAAACAAGGTTTAATGACCAGAGAACAAGTTCTTCTTGATTATAGGTTCACGAGAGATTATCTTACTACTAAGCATGTTAATGGTTATCATTGTTGGGCAGTTTGGATGGTTAAGCAAATGCGCAAAGGAAGATTCACAAAGTTCTGGAAACATGTTGCTGGTCATAGAGCAAATGAGATAGCTTACATATATGGCAAAAGAGAAAAGCCTGATTATCTTGGAAAAGTATACAGGAAGATCTTAGAACCAACTTGTTGGGTCATAGGTAATTTTAAAAAGTCAACAGATTGGTCTGTGCTATATAAACAAAAGGAGATATAAATGGCAGATGATATGATGAAGATGAATGCGATGGGAGAAAGACCTCCTATGCCAGACATGAAGGGTGCGAATATGAGGGAAGAAGGACCACTCGATTCAATGCCTGAGAAAGCTAAAGAAAATCTTATGATGCCATCTGAGGAGATCGGTGCTGTTTTAATGGCTAGATTAGTTAACATGAGTCCTCAAGAGTTACAAATGTTAGATAGTGCAATCAGCCCTGACGTTGCAAAAGTATTAATGAAGTTGTTGCCAGAGCTTAGAGAGTTAATATCTCAAATAGAAAAGATGGGTGGTGGTGGCCAACAAATGGCACAAAGACAGATGGGTGCACTCGGAAATATGTGATGAAGATAAGAAGAGCTGGAATATTAGATATATCTGCAATAGCAGCACTCTTGTTAGAGATGCACAATGGAACAGATATTCCAACATCTAAAATTAATTCTGAAAAAATGATAAGTAAAATATCAGAAGCAATACACAAAGGAGTTTGTTTTATATCTCTTAATGATAAAAATGTTATAGAGGGTTCAATAGGTGGTTTGGTTGCTAGTGACTGGTGGTCTGAAGAAAAGCATCTTGGTGATCTTTGGTTTTATGTCACCCCAGAAGCAAGGAAAAGCAATGCAGCATTTGAGCTTGTTAGAGAGTTTAAAAAGGTAGGACAGAAAGTCAATATACCAGTGAGATTAGGTCATGTGTTTTCTAAAGACCTTGAACGTAAAGACAAATTTTTTCAAAGACTTGGTTTGCAAAAAGCAGGTTCAGTATTTTTGGAGGTGGCTTAATGGGTGGTTTATGCACAACAACAACAGAAGAATTACCAACATCTGATTTAACAGTTACGGGAACAGGCATACCCTCTTATGTTGCTGAAGGAGGGAAAAGACTTTTTGAACAAGCATCAGAACTTGCTAGTGGAGAGGTTCCACAGTTCACTGGTCCAAGAATAGCAACCTATGATGGAAGCAAGTTTACACCAGAAGAACAACAAGCGATTGATCTTTTGTCAAAAAATGCAGACATTTATCAACCTTATTTAGATCAAGCTTTTGGTGCAACTTTAGGACTAGGACTAGGGTTTGATAGCGCAGGAAGAGATGAGCTTGTTGGAACGTCTCCAGAACTTGGTACTTATACAGGTGCAACAAGAGATGAACTTATAGGTCAGCGTCCTGACCTAGATACATTCACACTGGACACAGCACAACCTTTTTTAGATATATTTCAAACTGCAACAGATCCAGCTGTAAGAGATATAGAGAGGCAGATCTCTGAGCAACAGATAGCTGCAAGGGCAAAAGCTGCAAGAGGTGGTGGTGGTTTTGGATCTCGACTGGGAATAATGGAGGGAACTCTCGGAGCTGAAGGAGCACAAGCCATTGGTGATGTAAGAGCACAAGCTGCAAGAGAGGGTTTAGGGTTTGCAGCAGGTAGGCTAGATGCAGATAGAGCACAAGCAGAAAGAGATCGTGCTGCAAGATTCTCAGCAGAAGGAGTGATGAGAGGTCAGTTTGAGTCTGATAGAGATGCTATACAAGCAAGAGCAGAAAGAGACAGAGCTGCAAGGTTTGGTGCGGAGTCTGCAGCAAGGTCAGCATATGAGACAGAAGAAGCTGCAAGAGTCAGAAGAGCAGATCAACTTCAAAGCTTTGCACCCCTAGTTCAAGGTTTGCAGGAGCAAGCAGCAAGTGGTTTGTTAAGTGCAGGAGAAGCAAGAAGACAACTTGATCAAATGGCTTTGGATCTGGCTTTTGCTGATTTCATGGACCAAAGAGAGATGCCTTTTCAAAGATTAAATTTTGCTATAGGTGCACTGAGAGGTATACCATTTGAAACAACAACAACTGCTCTTCGAAGAGGTTCGCAGTTCGTGCAATCACCATCTGTTTATGGTCAAACATTAGGTGGTCTTGGATCTCTAGCAAGTGCATATTATTTAAGTAAAGGATAAAAATGCCAAGTCACAATAATAAAACTTTCGGTGCTTCTGGTACACCTTTATCAAACCTGCCAAGTGCAGCACTGACAGCACTGGGTGGGAGAGCAAATGTGGATGCTGCAACTCAGATAGCCAGAGAGTTAATTCCTCAACAGCAACCTATTGATCCAGCGTTATTATCATTGATGTTCTTTTCTAATCTTGCTGCAGAGTCATCAAAACCAGGAGCCACTGCACTGGGTGCTGCTGGCACAGCATTACAATCGCCAACACAATACATGATACAAAGAAGAGAAGAACAAAGGAAAGCTGAAGCAGCATTACCACAGACAGCGTTAAGCATAGCACAGATGTTAAAGCCACCAACCATAGCAGGCAAAGGCAGAGGTGAGAACTTTAAAAAGGTGGGTGTTGTCAGAGATAAAAATAACAAGATAAAATACACAGCAGAGGGCATACCAGTTTATAAATACAGGGTTGAGGACAATGCTGGTTTCTTAATAAGAATGGAAGAACTACCAGACTTAGATGCTTCTGGTGCAGTGGCAGGGGTAGAATTTTATAATACTGCAGGTGACATGAGGAGATTTATTCCTGGAACTCAAGAATATGAAAGAGCAATGTCTGGAGAGGGTGAATATAACTTGCCTAAAAAGCCAGACAAGTTTACAGCCAGAACAGTTTACAAAGATGGCGAAGAGATGAAAGTCTACAGTCAAGAGGCATATAATCGAGCAGTCAGCCCAGAGGGTGGTTGGTCAGATGTAAAAGATACAACAAAAGATCTAGCACCGAACAGGATAGAGGGTGAGAGAGCTATTTTTCTTTCTGAGGAAGACGCAAAGAAAAAACTTGCAGACTTGGGTGTTAAACCAGAGGATGTTGAATATAATACTTTGTTAGAACAGATAACAACAGACGATCCAGACAGACTTGGTAAGCCTGTTATACTTGGTCAGCAATATGTCAGCTTTTATACAGATCGTGCTGGAGAGGATGGCACATTGCCAACTATATTAAAAACACCACAAGGATCTCCAGTTCCTTTAGAAGTTGCAGCACTGCAAAAAGATTTACAGGAAATAAACAAAACTATAAATCAATTAAGAAATACTGAGCAAGAATTGTTGCCAAGCCTTGATACTGCTATGGCAATATTGTTAAATGATCCAAATGCGACTGGCATTTTAAAAGATAAATTTTTAGATGTTAGTAGATTTTTTCAAGAAGTTCTACAGTTAGATCCAGGAACATCAAGTGAGACAGTATTATTACAAGCATTGTCAAACAGGCTTGCTCCGAAGATGCGTGCTCCAGGATCTGGATCTACTTCTGATATAGAGTTTGAGGCATACAAGCAAGCTATACTTTCTTTAAAAAATACAGCACTTGCAAACTACATTGCTGTTTACAGTTTATCAAGGCAAACAAGAAACAATACTGACAATATAGCTTTTATAAAAGATCTTAAGCAACAGTTTATATCTGAGGAAGAAATAAACAAGAGAGTTAGAGAGCGAGACAAAGGCATATATGAAAAATGGACTGATTTTAATCCAGAGGATCCTAAGTTCAACACAGGTAATGATGATGTTGACAGTGAGAATTTCAGAGTAGAAAGAGACAAGTGGTTCGCAACTCTCCCAGTTGGTGCTGTTATATTGAACAGACTCCCAACAGATCCAAGAAAAAAACTTTTCCCTAATACAAAAGGAACATTTATAGTTAAAGGTTGGAAAGGGAGTAATAAACAAGAGGGTTCAAACTAATGGGCATAAATTTTAATAAAGTCCAACAGCAAGATGATGGTGTTGATTATAATTTTACCTCTGATGTTGAAGAACAAGGAACAATTAATGAGGAACAAGAGAAAAGTCTTTTTAAATCAATAGCTAGTCTGCCCAAAGCTATCGTTCAATCTGTCACAGGTGAGGGAGCTGAGATAGAGTTTCCAGAAGTCGGTGAGATTGCTAACATGGGTGGCGATGCTCCAGGATTTGTTGAAGGGTTTTTGCCAAATCTTCAAGTGCTACTGGCAAGGGATGATTTTGGAAAGGCAGAAATACTAGACAGAGCTTATAAAGATGATGAGAGATGGGGTGGAGCTTTCGTAGATAAATTTAATAATCCTATGATTGTTTGGAATGAAAAGCCATATTATGTTAACAAACCAGGAGCAACAGGAACAGACTTTGGAACATTCGTTGGGGAGACTATTAAGTTCCTTCCTGCAACAAAATTTGTAAATAAAGCTAAAACATTGCTGGGAACAATAGCTAGAGGAGTGGGTGCTTATAGTGCAACTGAGAGTGCAAGCTTAGCTGGTGAGGCAATGATGACACCAGAAACAACTAGAGCAAAAGAAAGAACATTTTTTGGTGACACTGTAAGAGATGTTGGCACCTCCACAGCACTTGGGGTTGGCGTTGATGTTGCTGCACCACCGATCGTTAAACAGTTAGCAAAACCAGTTATCAAAGCTGGAGAAAAAACTGGTGTCAAGCTCCCAAGATTTATTATGTCAAAAAAGCCACCCAAACTACAAGAATCTCAGTTTGAATTGACTGTTGGTCAAAGAATGGCGGAACCACCAAGATCGATGTATCAACCTAAGATAACAGATCAGTTAGAGCAAGAATCAGTTATAAGAAATGCTCCAGGAGCAGGTGGATCTGGAACAGAGGTCTTGCAAGGTTTTGACGAAAGACAACTTGATCAGATACGCAATGAGGCACAAAGGTTACAAACTGAGATAGGATCTGGTCAAACAGCAACAGATCTGACTTTGAGACCAGGAGAGGGCAAAGACCCAACAGGTGCAGCAAGTGAAGAGATACAATCGGTGCTCACGAAGAAAGCTGATGAGTTAAAAACAGAGGCAGGGCAAGCATATGTTGATGCACGCAACCCTGTCGACATGCCAAGGATGACTGTTGGTGGAATTAAGAATGCTGTCGTTAATGCATTAGAAAAAATTAAGAACCCACAAACAGGTTTGGGCATAACAAATGCAGAGATTTCTGCCATGCCTTTATTAAAAAGAGAACTTGATTTTTTACAAAAACTTTTAAAAACAAGCAAAAATCCTAGATTCAAAGACCAATCTCTAAATGTTTTGCATGGTTATCAAAAGAAGATAAACAGGACTGTTAGGAGTGCGGAGCAAGGATCTCCTGAACAACTAGCATTGTCACAAATAAAAACTGCTCTTGATGATGCTATATTCAAAGGCATTGATGAGGGTTTTATATATGGTGACCCTGATGCCTTGGTCGCATTAAAAAAAGCAACAACCCTTTACAAAGATTATATGGGTCTGACTGGCAAGGGCAAGGGAGGAACTCTCGCACAAAGATCTGCAAACAAAATATTACAAAAATTAACAGATCAAGACTACACACCAAGACAAGTGGCGAATATACTTTTTGGTCATGCGAAGTTTGCACCTAATCAAGCTCTCCCTTTGGTAATAGATAAATTAAAGAAAATTTTGCCAGAAGAGGAATCTGCTCAAGTTCTAGCTTTGTTAAAAGATGGTATAATAGAAAAAGCTTTCTCTGGATCTGGGAAGTCTGGTGTTACAAGAACAAACATTGTGCAAAATTATGATGATGTGTTTGTTAAACAAAAAGCTATAATCAACAAACTTTTTAATGAAGATGAGTTAAAAAGAATAGCAAAGTTCAGAAAAAATGTGATGCCAACCCTCTGGGCAGATATAAAAATAAATCCCTCTGGATCATCATACTTGCTCCTGTCAGCAATGACAAGAGGCAGACTTTTAAGCTCTTTACAGTTTGTCCCCATAGTTGGAGAACAAGTTGTTGGTGGGATAGAAAGTATGGCTAGAAGGAATCAAGCATATAATATGATAAAGCAATATGTTGATAGAACTGGTGCACCATTATTCTCTGGAGCAGTACAAGGAGCATTGAGACCAACAGTTGTTGAAACTATTGCTGATAGTGAGTCTCCAGCCCTTAACAGTATCATAGAGGGATTAAATCAAGAGGAAAGAGAGAGACTCCTCGAGGCACAGTAATGGTCGATCCAGTAACAGCACTAGCAACTGCTAGTTCCGCATTCAGCTTAATTAAAAGAGGTTTCCAAGCAGGAAGAGACATAGAGTCAATGGCAAGTGACTTGGGCAGATGGATGGGTGCCATGTCTGATCTTGACCAAGCTGAGAAAGATGCAAAGAATCCTCCAATATTTAAAAAGCTTTTTGCAGGCAAATCAGTAGAGCAAGAAGCAATAGAAGTCTTTGCTGCAAAGAAAAAAGCAACTGAGCAAAGAGATGAGTTACGAACATGGATCCAGTTCACTCATGGCCAGAGTGCTTGGGATGAGCTTTTGAGAACTGAGGCAAACATAAGGAAAACAAGACAAGAGACAATTTATAAACAAGCACAACTGAGAAGAAAGTTCTTGGAGTATTGCACATATGCTTTTGTTGCTCTGTTAATCCTTGGATTTATATTCTTTTTGCTTTATTTGTACAGAGCAAACAGGCTTAATGCTACGCCACTAGAACATTACACAATTCATCCCAATCATCTTTTGTCATATTTCCAGCTTTTTTATAAGACAATAGTTTAAAAAAATCAGTCCTGCTTGGTCTGTCAAAAATTTTCTTTGCATCTCTGCCATGTATCAATGCTGTGAAATCTCTACCTATCCTTAACATTATCCAGCATTGCCCTTTGTTTTCATCATACTCTTTTAACCAAAGACATTGATTTAATTTAAGACCTGTTGCGACACGTGTCTTTGGCCATTTATCAATATACTTTAATTCTATCCAACCACTGGATCCATCTTTTATGTAATGAACGTCTGGCATCCCCTTCATAACTCTGTTCTCAACACGATACATTTTAAGTTTTTTCAAAGATGTTCTCAATAATACCCAAAAATTTTTCTCACTCATAAATGCCACTCCTTATAATTTTCTCAATATGCTCTATCATTTTATTAATGTGCTGGACTATGTTCTTGTTATCGCACCCTGCACGGATCTCATACAATCTGTTTAAAAGCTCTGACTTGGTCATATCATATTGTATAACCCTTTGCTCTTAATTCATTAACATATTTTTCTAGATCTCTTCTAGCAGTAGACAAAGACTCTGTCTGATTTGTTCCTTGATATCTGTCCACAGCTTTCCTTAATTTTTCTAGATGCTCTCTTTCGAATGGTTCCAACTGCTCATTGCCCATCTTCATCCTCCTCTAAAAATAATGACATTGGATCTTTTGTCACAACATCAGCAAGACTTTTCTTTTTTCTTAATGCTTTTATTATCTTGCTGTCTATTGTCTTTGGTGTCTCTATATCAATATAGGTGACATTGTTTGTTGTTCCTATTCTGTGACATCTGTCTTCTGATTGCAGTCTTGTCTCAAGATCAAAACTATTAGAATAATAAACTGCATAATTTGCTGCAGTGAGTGTTAAGCCTATGCCACCAGACTGTGGTTGACCAATGAAATATTTTATGTTTGGATTTTCTTGAAACTGTGTCACAGCTTGTTCCCTAGCGTCATTTGATACATCTCCATAGTAAACCACTGCTAAATCACCTAATGCCCTCTGTATGGCTCTTATATCGGCTTTAAAACGTGCCCATATGATTACTTTTGCATCAATATCGCTAAGTATCTCTAAAAGTGCCTCAAGTCTGGGATTCTTGTCATCTATTGGTTTAACAATCTCATCATTAGGAAACCAACCACAAACGATCTGTTGTAACCTTAAAAGTCTTGTTATTGCTTCTGGTGCTGTTATCTTGACATTGTCTAGTTCGCTAACAAAGTCTTTTTTCATTTGCTCATATAATTTTTTCTGCTTGGAAGAAAGTTCAACAGGATATCTTTGATAAATCTTTGGAGGGAGATCCAAACAATCTTTTTTAAGAACTCTGAATGAATGACCCTCTATGTTCCGAGTCAACTCATCAATATTTGTATAAGAAACTATCTGTCTGTTCTCAAAGCCACCCATTATGCAATATCTAGCTCTGAATGAATAAAAACTATCATAGCCTAGTATCTGTGGATCCAAGAATCTAAACTGACTGTATGCGTCCTCTGGTCCTTTTGTTATCGGAGTTCCTGTCAATATCCTTTTGTACTTTGCGTTCTTGCCAAACTTTGTTATGGCTTTGGTTCTTTTGGCTGATGGTCTTTTGATCCTTGAACTTTCATCAACAACCAACATAACATTGTTAGCTAAAAGTATCCTATGCATTATTGTGACAGCGAGACCACTAACAAAACACTCAACATTAAAAGTAAATATCTTTAATTTTTCTTTGACTGCCATAACAGATTCAAAAGACTCTTTGTCTCTTTTTGTCATGCCAGAGTAATAATAGGCTGATTCATAGTGGCACCACTCTGGTAAATGTTGTGGTATCTCTTTGTTGACCCAGTTCCTGTGCACACCATTGGGAGCTATAACAACAAGAGCTGTTATCTCATCTTTGCCATACAAGTATGCAGCATTGTCTATTATAACTTTAGTCTTGCCAGTGCCTTGCTCCATTAACAAAGCAAAAGACTTTTTGTCTCTTGATAAATAGAAAGCTCTCCTCTGATGCTCAAAAGGTTTTGTTCTGAAGTCGAAGTCATCATTGCTTGGCAAGTTTTCTGTTTTGGCTTTTAAGTTCTTCTCAAGCTCTTTTAAATTATTTATATACTTATCAAGCATTGGCATGGCTGACTCATCCCACTCAGCATCAGGGAAAAATTTTCTAAGCTTATCTATGTTTGCACCAGTGGGATCAAAAAGCAGATCTCTTCCGACCCACTTTGTGAATCCTGGAAGAGAAGATAGTTTCTCGAAAGTGTCCCCATCAAGCTTTGACTTGATGAGGCAATACTTTCCGAAGTCTGCTTTTGTTATAAGCATCAGATCAATCCTAGCTTGTCTGCACAGATTGGACCAATACCTCTGTCAATGCTTTCCTTGACAGTCAACTCTCTGGCACACACTGCACAGTTGCCAGTTCTTCTGCCATAAGCAACAGCAGACTCCATAGGATCTTTGCAGATCTCTTGGATCTCGGCAACAGTATCTTTTGAGACACTGCCCACTGGTAGGTAGTAGCCACCAGTAACTTTACCAATGTACTCACCTAACTGCTTGATGTAAAGAGAACCAGCATTCCTGGAATGTGGTGCAGGCTTAGAGAAAACAAAGTCACCAACTCTAATCTTCGGTGTCTTCATTGCTGGGTCAGCTTTATCAAGGACAGCCAATATCTTGCTAACGTCAAGAGAGAACATGTTTGACTTCCTGTCAGCTTTGTTCTTTTCAATCTTTGCTAGCATAGCAGATGCAGCAAATAACTGCTTGTCAGAAAGAGATCCTTTCCTAGCGACTTGCTCAACCAAAGACTTGGCAAAAGAGTTCCAGCTCATAATCTCTTTGAGAGCAAAGACAATCTTTTTGTTGTCCTCATCGTCACAAAACTTAGCAATATTAGTGATCGCTACTCCCTCACCAACTAAAACTTTGTATTCTTCATGTCTATTTTCTCTAATCATTTTATTTCCTTTCTCAGTTAATACTCTAGTATCTCTCGTCTCTGGGCAAAAGGCAACAAAAAAATTTGAAGAAAGCAATTTTCTTTTCCTTTAAAAACAATGACTTATGAATGACTATGAAAAAACTTGTTTTTCTGGCCATTAATTGTTGTTCCATTTATAGAAAATATGATCGTTAATTCTGACTGTTTTCTGAAGATGTTTTCTCCAAGATGGTTTTACATAATAGGCATGGTAGTGTGTTGCACCATCTGTGGTATCATAGAGCTTGCCCTGTAAAACAAGTCTGGCATACTCCTCTGCCACGACATATGCTTCTGGATTATGGATCTCCTCTGGCTTACCATCACACCAAAAGCTGAATTGACATTTGTGTTTGATTGGTCGGTCTTTATCCCAAGAATAATAATGCCCTTGTTTAACAACGTCACACACGCTGTCTGGGTATCTGCTGTCAGCAACCCTGTGCATTATAACTTGAGCCACTGCCACCTGTCCGACCATAGGCTCGCCACGAGCTTCAAAGTAGATCGCTGTGGCGAGACATGCGAGTGCAGTTATCATGCCACATCCTTTTTGCTGTAACCCATAAGTCTGAGTTGAACGGATGTTGACTCGTTAGTGTTGGCTTGGATGAACTGTCTGGAAAGCTTTGCTCTGACTGCTTTCATATCTAGAGTTTTTCTTGTGACCTCTGATACAACAACATAATGCAATTGTCCCTCGTAAACACCTGCTCCTCTGCTTTTAAGGTGATCAACAATTTTTGCTTCCTCTTCCTTGAGCTTTTGGATCTCTGCTCTTAATGATGCTAATTTATCTATAATACTCATTTATTTTCCTTTCTCAATTTTGCTATCGCAGACCCAAAGGTTTCGGGGAGGGAGCAACCCTCCCCATCATCAGTGCGAAGTTATGCAGGATCGAACACAACACAGTTCGAGAAGTCACCAAGAACTCTAGCTTTGTACTTGTCGCCATCAATCATCACAATCTCACCATCAACAACTGGTTCATTCTCTCTTATTCTTTTCTTCTCATCTCTGTCAGCTTGAGTGTATACAGATTTGATCATGATACTATCAGCCATCCCCCAATAGATGCCATCATCTTCTTTTTCATAACCTTGCATAAGGCAAACAGTTTTAACACTAAGATCAAAGGTTATCATCTCACCATCACCACTCATGCCTGATCTGATGTCCTTTGGCTTAACTCTTACACCAAAAGTGTTGTCTTGATCTCCGTATCCAGTATGTTTAATTAATGTTTTCATTTACTTTCCTTTCTCAGTTAATACCTTAGTATCTCTCGTATTGAGACAAAAGGCAACAAAAAAATTCAAAAGAAAGTGATTTTCTTTTCCTTTAATATCAATGACTTACGAGAGCTTACGCCATTTTTCAACATAAATCTTTCTGAACCCTTGTTTTAAATATCCTTTTATTAAATACCAATCACCTATTTTTCCATCCTCAACTATTGGTTTGCCAAGCTTGTTATATTTAAATCTGTCAACTGTTGATATGATTGGACCAGTGTCATCCTCAAATGTCATATTCAACCAGAGATTATTGCTGTCAACCTTTCTCCCTCCTCTTTTGGCTAGGTTCACTGCCTCATTCATGTCTCTCAAGTTCTTCTCTTTGAGCTTGCCGAAAAACACATATGTTCCAGGATTGTCTGCTTCTAAGTCTTGGATCTCTATTATTGGTGTTTTAATGTTGTGTGCCAGTGGATCTGCTTTTATATGCCCAAACCTCCTCTCACACTCGAATATATCATCGTATGGTGTTTCTCCATTGTCTAAAAGCTTTTCCTGTCTGGGTGTTAGTGGTTGCTTCAATTCACGTCTGTTTATAATGTCTTCAGCCATTTTTGGACCAACACCTTTTATCCCTATCAAGCCACCGATGAGTTCACCATTTTGAACTGACCAATTCATGCCAGACCTATATTTATCATATGACTTGTATCCCAAACCCTCTTTTGATACTTCTCTCAAAAGCCTTACACCTTGATCATCATCCTTAACATTCCTGAGACATGCTGCAGCAAACTCCAATGGAAACCTACTCTTGAGCACACAACACCAGTAGCTGACCAACCCATAGGCAATAGCATGACTTCTGTTAAATGCCCACGATCCCATTGTGTTAATATTTTTCCATATGGTCTGTGCTTGATCTTCATCAATACCATTTTCAATGGCACCAACTTTAAACTTCTGCCAGTAGCCATCAAAGAACTCCTCACCAAGAGATTTACTCATGGCTTTGCGCAACTGAGACACATCCTCCCAACTGAGCTTGCCAACATCCCTAGCAATGTTCATAACTTGCTCCTGATAAACAACAACACCATAAGTAACTTTTGTTATGTCCTCAGTCATTGGGTGTAAATATTCCACTGGTTTTTCACCGATCTTCCTCTTGATATATTGAGTTGTACCACCAGAGTTCAATGGTCCAGGACGAGCCAAAGCAGTTATTGATGCAATGTCTTCAAAATTATGAACTTTCATCTGCCTAGTCAAAGACTGCAGTGCGTAACCCTCAAACTGGAATATGCCTGCATACTTTTCATCATTCAACAGCTCAAAAGCTTTTTCATCATCCAATGGGTGCTTTAATAATTTTTCTCTGCTCCATCCTATCTGATCAAGAACATCTTGCAAAACTGACAATGTTCTCAAACCCAAAGCATCAATTTTTAATAAGTTCAGATCCTCAGCATCTTTTTTGTCTATCTGTGCTGCACCTGTTTGACCAGAAACAGAACAGTAAAGACTGACTGGATCCTCTGTTATTATAATCCCTGCTGCATGAACACCATTGTGTCTGGCATGGTTCTCCATATCTGCAGCAACTCTCATTTGCGGATACTTTTCTAAGATCTGCTTTCCAATGTCAAGATCGTTGAATGTGTCAAGTATGCAAAATGCTGCACGGGAATCACCACCACTCCTCTCAATGATAGCACCTTTTAAGTCATTGACCTCCCATGCTGGTATTCCAAGTTCTTTCGCAACTTCTGATATAGTTGATTTTGCTTTGTATCTTGACACTGTTCCTAGATGGGCAACTTTTTCTGCACCATACTTTTGCCTGATGTATTCAAAGACCATCTCTCTGCGATCATCTTGAAAGTCGATATCTATGTCTGGCAGATCTGCCCTAGTAATATCAATAAATCTTTCGAACAGTAAGTCATGCTCTATCGGATCAATGTCTGTTATGCCAATCAGATAGCAAACCAATGACCCAGCACTGGATCCACGAGCTGGACCAACAAGCATATGTTCCTTGGCATAGTTTATCATGTCTGCTATAACATAAAAATAATCCTCAAAATCTTTATCAGCTATCAGTTTTAACTCCCTGTCCAACCTTGCTTTGTAAACAGGATCGCTAAGATCTATCTCTCTTGGCTTTGCTCCCTCGACACACATTTGTCTCAAAGTCTTATCAGAATGAAATGATATCATTTGAGCAGTTGGCAAATCAACATTACAATCCAAAGCTATTTTATATGTCATGTCTATTGCTTCTTGTGGTGCCCATGGCAAAGCATCTTTCCATTCCCACTCATTAAGTATATGCATTGGCGCAGTTCTATCTTGTCTGTTCCTGCCAACTAACACCTCATATGCTTTTTTGTCTTCTGGCTTTGGATAATAATTATCAGAGGTGGCAACAAAATTAAATCCTTTCTCTTCAGCCCATTTAAAATTATTTTTAGTTGTCATGGGATTGATCTCGAAATACATATCATCTTTTTTGGCCAAAGGAAGCAATCCTAGTATTGGATGCGTTCCTGTCAATATTATTATGTTTTTGCTGATATCAAAAAGGTGCTCATAGCTTAATCTTGGATGATAATAAAAATGATCTTTGTCTGTGCTTTTTGTCACTAGTTGATAAAGCTCTCTCAAGCCATCATTGTTTTTGGCTATGAATGTCATCTCATTTGTTGGTTGTTTGGATCTCTCTGTTGCATCCTCAACTATTGGTATCTCAACTCCAAACAAAGGTTTCTTTCCTGCTTTCTTACAAGCCTTGCTGAAAGCAACATGACCCCATGTTCCAGAGTCAGATATGCCCATGACATCACCTTCTGTTGTCTCAACAACTTTATGGATTGGTCCGAAAGCTTTTCGGAAAGAATATTCTGATCTCAAACGAACATTTATCATGATATATAATTAGATAAAATTATAACCACTATTGCTCCGATGATGGATCCAATTAATGCTGGTGTCATTTCTATGCTCCTTTCATAGTTTCAAAAAAGTTATACCACCCTGTGATGATAGTTTTTGTGCCAATATTATTTATCACACCTCTGTGAGTATGTGTCCAACCAACTGGCCAAATGACAGTTAGTCCTTTAACACATGGCGTTGACAATTTCTGATAATAAAATTCTGTCCCAGCATTATCCAAAGTATTTAAGTATGTCATGAACGCTAAATGCCTTGAGCAATCTGCTAAACCCATGTTTTCACAATGCCATCCATAAAAACCCTCTCCAGGTTTATAACGCTGTATGTTTATTCCCTCAACAATTTTATAAGGGGAGATGCGATCACTATAAGAAAATTTTTCTTTATAGCTATCTAAACACTCTTGTAGATAAAAAAGATATCTATCAAGCTTATAAAACTCTTTTGGGAAAACAGTTTTCTCTGTGCTTTTTTTGATTTCTTCATTAACACCTCCTCCAGCCATGCCTTTTGCGTGAGTGTCTTTTTCTGAGTCATAAAGTTGCATTATATCATCACAGACATTCTCTGGCATATACCAACCACCAATAAAGGTGCTCTCATCAATTTTATGTTCATCCATTAAAGGTGTCCTTCTTTTTTATACCATTTCAGAATCTCTACTGTTGCCTCAACATCTGCCAGAGATCTGTGAGCTGATTTATGCTCTTTGCCAGTGACCTCAAAGTAGATCTCTCCAAGCTTTCTGAACTTCCCCCAGACTGATTTGCCTAGTTCCATTGTGCACACGTGCTCACATGGCCAAGGGAACTTGGTTATTTTATCCGATCTCTCAAGCTCAAACTTTAGTATCTGTCTGTCGAAAGTTAAATTGTGGGCTGATAAGTGGCTCTCGCCAAGAAAAAAATCACATAAACCTTTGAAATGAGCTATGAATGGTTTTTCTGTTTTAAGCATCTCATCTGTTATTCCTGTGATCTTTGTTATCTTTGGATCCAAGTCATGTCCAGGATTGCACATGAACTCAAGTCTGTCAACCTCTTTGAAATCATCATCAACCTTGATAGCACCAAACTCTATTATTTTGGGCTGAATGTTTAAGTCAGATCCCTCTGCTTTAGGAAGTCCAGTTGTCTCCAAATCAAACACTATCATCTTTGTTAATCCTAACAATAAATTTAAGATCCACTCCTAGTATATGTTGTGTATCAAAAATCACATAGTTATAAGATCTCTTTCCTGCTATCACTGGATTCGTATGAGAGTCTGTGAAAACCTCTTGAGCCACCTCAATAAACCTTTCCTTGAAAAACTCCTTCCATTTAATCAGCTCTGCGTTGGTGCAGTGCATCCCCAGATGACTAACAACATTCCTGTCACCTCTTTCATCTATCCAGTTTCTACCTGATGTATAGTTCAAGACCTCAAACTCTTTGCCAGATATCAAATCATAATTAAAAGATAAGTCTGCCTCATTTGTTCCTTCGTTTGAAAAAACATTGCCAGTGGCAACAACATGATCTTCAGTCCACTCAACTGCACCCATCTCAGAAAGAAGTTTCTTTGCAGCAATAGGATTCTCTGGGCAGATAGCTATTTGTTCGATTGTGAATTTCATTTTATGCTCCATATGGTAATATGCACCCAGTCAAATATTTGTGGTGCTCTTTTGATTGAAGTAGGAAAGCAATAAACTCAGCCAATCTTTCTGGTGGAGTTTCTTCCCCTGCTAACAGCCCATTGAGTTGATACTCTTGAGCATATTCTTTTGTCCAGCCACGAGTTTTAACGACCTGTTCATCTATTGAGTCACTCATGCCAGTGCCAGACAGTTTGTTAGGTGCTATGCCGAAAACTGTTATGCCATGCTTTTTTGTAAGCTCACGAGCCAACTGCAAAGTCATTATGTGTGCAGCACCTTTTGATGCATTGTAAGCCAACGAGCAAGTCATAGGCATATGTGCAGCATTGCTGACGACATTGACAACAGTTCCTTTCGATTTTATTAATGATGGCAAACAAGCTTTTGTCATAAGATATATGCCCTTGGCATTCGTGTCCATGACCTTGTCCCACATATCCTCCTCAAAATTTTCAAGCCAATCTATCAAATTAACACCAGCATTATTTATTAAGATATCAATATCAAAAGGTGTGATATCCAAAACCTCTTTCAATGCTTTTGCCTCTCTGACATCGTTGCCATCTTCTATATTGAAACCATGAACACTATGCCCTTGTTCCTCAAGCTTATCAAACATTGCCTTGCCTAGACCACTGCTGGATCCAGTTATTAAAATATTACTCATCATCTTCTCCCTTAATTAATGACTCGACCATTGCAGCATAAACTGCAGCATCATGAATGGAGTCCTTGTGTTTTAAGTCGCTGTTTGCAAACCTTGTTATTTTAACAATCATCAGCTCAAACAAATGCCAAATGTTAAAATCATCATTGCTCCTCAGTTCAACTCCCTTTGGGAACAAAGCTACCATAACCTCACCAACATTTTTATAATTGTCTCCATAAACTCTGTTCCTCTCTCTGAATGTGTTGGCCATCTCCTCGAGGATCTGAGCTGCATCTTTATTCTTCTTTTTTATAGACATGATGTTGTTTCCCTTCCTCGTATGCTTCTTCAACCTTTGTATCATAATCATTTGCTTTGTCAAGCAGTTCCCTTAACTCATGCATTTGAACAGAGCTTATGTCGAAGATCCTAGCGACCTTTTTATCATCAAGCTCTAAGTCATTGCCAACTATTCTAATCCTTTCCATCAGAACTCTCCTGCAGCAACTTGGAGACAGGTCAACCCTTCTTTCCTCCACATATCAACGACTACCTTACGATCTTCTAGAACAAACCAAACATTTTCTTTCTCAATGTTTTGCTCGAGCATATTTTTCTTGCAGTCGTCATCATGAGACATATCTCCAGTTTTCCTCATTAACAATCTGTCAAATGGAATGTCGTTAAGTCTTAACCACTCAGCAGTGTCTTGATGGTGCCACTCATCTCTGGCAGTCATTACAACTATCTCTGTTTCATCATCATGAAGTCTTCTTAATATGTTGCAAACATTTTCTATTGGCTTGTCGTCTTTGCCTCTTGAATTAAAAGCATCATAATCTTTTTGGATCCAAAATTTAACACGATGTTGATAATCAGACAATGTGCCATCGAGATCTGCTATGATTATTCTTTTCTTCATAATTTTCTCCCTAATTAAATTTCGGTCCATTTATAAAATATGCCAGACTGATCCTATCACCATCTGTTACAGGTGTAACCTCATGCCAGAGGTGAGACTTGAAAAGGACAACACTTCCTGGTGTTCTAAATTTTTCTGCTGGCTGTTTATTAATAATTAATTCACCTCCAGTGTAAGTTCCCTCAGACAAATTAATTAACATTGTCATCTTGGTGTCAAAAATAATACTGCGAGAAGAATCAGTGTGTGCACCATAATGACCTTTGATTTTTGAAGAGTAAACATTTTGCAGTGTAACATCATATATGTTAGGAGGGAATGTAACATAACCAAATTCACAATGACAAGTTCTAATAACTTTTTGCACTAAATTTTTAATAGCTGTTGTGTGGTCTCCAAGATAGATCCTCTTTGGTTTTATGTTCTTTTTGAGACTACCATCTGGATTTTGCGCACCATCACTTGAATCCTCAATATCAAAATATTTTTCATTGATCTGTTTGTTTGCTGATTTTATTTCTTCTGTCGTCAGTTGTGGTTCATCCCAAACCCAAAAATCATAAAAACTCATTTCACACTCCCTAATAATTTTTTCTGAATATTTTTCAAAAGATTTTTCATTTTATTATTCTTCTTATCAACCTCATCCATAGCAATCTTCAGATCCTTAAATAATTTTCTGTGCTTGAATGGTTTGACTTTGTAAATGACATATCTAACTTTTGACTCATGCATGCCAACGATCTCACCTATCTGCCTCATAGTTTTGCCCTCAGATCTCAAGTCATGTATCTTGATTGCGAGATCCTCGCTATATAATTTTTTCCTGCCCATTGCCTAACCTATTTATTTAAAGCTTTATACATAGATGGTGCAGCCCACTCTGTAGGAGTTAAAAATGGTTCTGCCCATGGGTGCTCTTTCACTACCTCATCAACCATAAGCTTAAACACCTCTTGATATTCACCTTGTGCTCTCGGTGATAAACGAGACTTTGCCATCTCACTCAAAGTTCGCAGATTGAACTTTGCGACAATGTTGGTGTGAATGTTTGTTGGCAATATCCCTCTAGCATCTTCTGCAGGGATATCCAGAGACCTCAATGCTTGATATTGATCATTTATAACTTTCATGGCAGTGTTATAGATCAACCTTGCATCTTCATTGTCTGATATTCTTGGTGGCGTATAATATCCAAAACCTTGCATGTCAACTGTTCTCTGAGATTGTTGAGCGTATGAACCTTGACGTGTCCTAACAAACTGATGGGTGAACCCTCTTGTCACATCCCTGATATCAAAGGTGTAGTCAATGAACTCCCAAGAGGATCTTATGGTCTGTAGCATGTAGTCAAGTTCTGCCTGCTTCTTTTCATCATCCCATTGAGAGACTTTTTCATAAGCATCCTCATCATTCATCAACCTTGTGTTTTTTGTAAACAGCAATAAGTTCACTGCATCTGACGTCGCATTAATTAATTTCACTTTCATGCTTTCATTCCTTTCTGATTATGCATAAGTCTTGTGTAGCCACTGCTACCTCTGATAAACCTCTCAATGTGTTGACAATCTTCAACAACATCATCGAGAAGCAACTGTCGCCAAGTCGCAAAACGACCTAGTGAATATATACCATACTTGGTTGTCATTTCAAATATGAATTGTTTCCTCAGATCCTCATCGATGGGTCTGATCTTTCCATACAGTTGATTTGATTGCTCCATGTGATGGATCTTGTAAGCTCGGATGCCGAAGTCCTCTTTGAGCACCTCCATTAAATGTGGTCCAGGAATTGACTCTGGTTTGCGAACGAACTCTGATATTATTATATTGCCTATAATGGAAACTCTATAAAATGGTAACTTTGGATCTGGGTAATAAATAGTTTGATAAACATTACACTCTGGATCCAAGATAGTTCCCTTTTGCGTCCATATCTGTTGATGAGGAAACTCTGGTATATCTTGCCAACCTATTATCTTCATCAGTGTGGGCATTGGTATAGTAGATATGATTGGCTGTTCAGTTCTCTCTATGACACTCTTGCTCAAGCTCATACCATATCTCATCTTGCAATTGCTTGCCATCATTTTTATAAGTTCCCATGGAGCTATAAACCTGTCTGATGGATCCAAATTATTTATGGATCTGCTGAGTATAGCTCCTGTGACTTTTTGAGAATATAAATTACTTAGTCGAAGGTTTGGAGTTGTGTGAATTTTGTCATGGTATTTTATGGCTTTGTGCACACGAACTTTTTTGAATGGTATGGCACAAGCTGTCCCAACTTTGTCAGTTCTAAATCTTAACAATGCTCCATGATTGTTCGGGAGATCTTTTTGTGCCTCGTGGACTTCAACGTCAAACCCACGAAGCATATTCCCTGCTAACAAACCTGCTAAGCCTGCACCATAAATAATCATACCAATTCAACCCTTCCTTTTTTAAGATCGTGAGCAACATCTTCTCTCACTCCAGCTTTTAAGATGTCGAACTCTTTTGACTTCTCGATCAACAGCTCATAATTGATCCCACCTTTGTTAGCCATGATGATCTCAAAAATGTGCCAAGCACGAGTGCCAGTCTTTCTAGGATTTTCCTTGACAACAGCTTTTACCACCTTGTCATAAAAAGCACCTCTCCCTCTGGAGACCTTTGCATCATCCTTGATGATCTTGGCAACAGTGGGTGCATTCTTTTTTGCGAAGTCGCTGATCTTGGATCCATTCCAACGAGTTGATGCCACTGGCACATCCATGCCATTTATAAGATTAAATAATCTGACACCACCTTTTGCTTTGTCAGAAAACCTGCTGACAGGCTTTTTGGAGTACTTGTTATATATCTCTGCTAGCTTTGCAGTGGATACATTAACATTGTTGTAGATCTCGAGTGCACTAGAAAAATGGAGAGATCCATTTTGCATAACCTCAGCAACATCTCTGCTAACGTAGGCTTTCACTTCAAGAGTTTTTAAGTCGATTGAATAACATTTGTCTAACATGATTTTTTCCTTTCTCAGTATCAATAGAGATTAGTATGTCTTATTTTTTGCAAAAAGAAAAGGATTTTCTTTCCCTTTAAAATCAAACACTTAACATCATAATGCATAATAACGCAATCCTCTGGGTCTCATAATATACAAATTTTCTTTTGCTCTGGTGACAGCAACATACCAAACTCTGTTCTCTTCATCGGTGTGAGAGTTCTCCCAACTTAATCTCCCCATGTCAGTCGCCAATGCAACATTGTCTGCCTCACCACCTTTACTCTGATGGATCGTTGATATAACTATCCTAGGCTTGTCGCTGAATTTTTCTCCATTGCGCAAACAGGATCTCAGATACTCTCTTTCATCTGGTGCTATGCCTCTCAACATTCTCATCCAATCGTAGTTCCTTGCCTCTTCTGGCAAACCGAAGTCACTTAAATTATAAACATCTTTGTTTTTTAATTTTATATTGGATCCAAAAAACTGAATCATATTTTTTGCTTCGAACAAAGTTATGCCTTTGCCCTTCCTGACTTTCTCCCATGAGGTGATGGCACGAGTTTCATCTGACTCAAGAGAGTGCTGACCATTGTAGAGATATCCATAACCTTGTTGACGAGCAACTTTCTGAAAACGATTTAAAAGATATTTTGACCGACTCATACACAACCATGTTTTCTGGTCAGAAAAATCTATCTGCTGTTCATCAGCCAAATGCTCAACCATGCCGACCTCTGTTTTTGGACTCCATGGTTTCATATATCTTTTCTTAATCCTCTTGACAATGTCAGATGCGATGTTGTGAACAGATCTTGGTATCCTATAACTTTGTGGCAAGATATGCCTGTCACCTTTTAAGCTTAAAAATTTATTCACATCAGCTCCAGCCCAACCAAAGATAGCTTGGTCATCATCACCTGCAATGTAAACCTCTTGTGCCTCAGATGATAAACTGATGGCCATCTTGTATTGCAAAGAACTCAGATCCTGTGCCTCATCAAATATACAAATGTCCACTGGCAGAGGTGAATTGTATCTCTCCAACATGTCTGTGAAATCCAAAAGACCATTTTCTTTTTTGTAAACTCTCAATGCAGAGTCGTATTGCTTAACTGCATGCAAAGTCAAATCATCAACATTGGAATAATTATATTGTTGCTCAACAGATCTTATGCCAACCCTAGCGAGTGACTCAATCCGTGAGCACTTGTCTCCAAGTCCATAGCCAGTATGGATCCCGAGATCCTCGTCATAGATTCCTTTGAACTCAACTCCCAGAGCTTTGCCTAAACTCCTGTAATGCGTATTTGTCATCACCTCATCTCTCTGCAAGCCTAACTGTTTGAAAGCAAGAGAGTGCAAAGTTCTAAAATATGGAAACCTACTCTCATCAAAACCGAACTGCACCATTGCTCTTTCTTGTGCTTCATATGCAGCTTTCCTAGTGAAAGCAAGATATGCTATTTTTTCAGGAGCCACTCCCCTCTTCAGACTGCTCTCCACTATCTTCAGCAGAGTTGTTGTCTTTCCTGTTCCTGGTGGTCCCAGTATTATCTGGACAAACCTTTTCATCTTTTTCCTTTCTCAACTTCCACAAGATCCATTCATAATATCTTTCTGGTTCTTTATCCATTAAAACTCATCTGTTACTGTTGATGGTATATCAAGTTCTTCATCATCATAAAACTCTGGTGCTGGCACAGACCAAACCTTCACAGGCTTTGATTTTATTCTGAATGCTTTTCTGTCACCACCTAAGTTCCTCAACCAAGACCATATCTGATGTTGACTTGGATACCTAAATCTTCTCGAGTCAAGATATATAAATAAATCCTCTGACCTAAAATAAACTTTGCCATCATCTGAATCATGCCATGGCTTGGCATTCATTATTTCATCTTTGTGTCTGGCTTGAACTTTACCAGTCAAAAATGAATCTAATACTTTTTCAAATTGACCTTGTGGTGATGCATCATCTGGATCCACGACAACTTCAACAGAACTCAACAACTCATTTATCCTTTGTTCCCACTTGGGTGCTGGCATAGTGCTAGGACATTTGTTAAGCTTTTCAACGCAAAGTTTTTGCAACTGCCTTTGATCTAGTAGTTGAGGTGTTGTGACCTCAATCCTTTCTCCTTGGATCTCGATGTACCATCTGACTGACGATCTGTTTTCTGTTTCATATTTTGTTATGGCATCAATGTTTATTGTTGCACCACCTCCCACACCACCAATCCCAAAAGACCTTTTCATGCATTTTGATTTTTCACAATAGTTGCATATGGGTGCTTGTTTGCAAGTGTAAGCATAATCTTTTTTGCTAACTCCCTTGATTAAAGTATTGACTTCACTGGATGGCAAAGGTGTTGCGACATGCTCATAATTAAACTTCATAAGATCCTCTTGCCAGTCGTCTGGATTCTTCTTGCGATAGTAAACACCGACATTAAACAAAGAAATGTTTCTTCCTCCCTCTGGGAAACCCATTGTCATGATATGTTGCAAGCATGGTGGACCATCATCAAAATGACTAACAAGCTCTGGTTTGTAACTATCAAGCTCCTCAAACGTGGTTGTTTTCTTTTCAGCAACTTTTATAAAATTTTTAAGATCTAATTTTTTGCCATTGTGGATTGCATATCGTTCTGTATCGTCACCATTCCAGTAACAAAGATTTATCCAGTTGCCTCTGTCTCTCTCATTGGCTCTACTTATTTGTTTCGGGAATATCTCTGCACCACCATAACCTAGTGTGGCTGCAAACTCATTAAGCTTTGCCACCATATCAATGGCAGGTATAGCAGGATCACAAAATAGATACAAGTGAGCACCACCAGACTTAGACCTGCAAAGTACCAATGGTGTCTTATTGATTTTCTTCTCGAGTTGTTCAAGCGATTCATTCAACTTTACCTCCCCTCTTATGTCAACGTCAATAACTCCAAAATTGCAAGAGTTGTTTTCACGCAACATTATTATCCCTAATATATATTCACCACCATCAAGGTGTTCTTTAAAATGCTCCTCAGTTGCTGGCTCTGCTACTGTGACTGCTCTCCCAGACATCTTGCCATCTGCTTCTTTTTTCTGAACTCTGTATTGACCATGAGCCAACTCATAGCCTTTGAAAAGTTTCATAAACTTTTTTATTGGATCCATTATTATTCCTTTCTGAGTCGTCAGGGAGGAGTTGAAGGATCTCCTCCCCTAGACAATGCAATGTTAACAAGCAGTATTGGCAGACTACATTACATCATCATCTTGTGACTCAGGAGAAACCTTAACATCTCCTTGTGCAACTTGTGCTTTAAAATTTCTAGCAGCAAGATAAATTTCTTCACCTTGTGGGTGGTTTTGAATTATGCCACCAGACTTTGCGTCATGGTTCATTTTAAATGACCAACCAAACCATGAACCTTGATCATTCTTTTCTGGCACAGTTGTTAGCTGATATGATGTGAAAAACATTGCTGGGTTAATAACTTGCCCATCTGCTTCAATCATAAGCCTGTTCATCATAGTGTTCCATGTGCGAGCTTTTTTAAATTGTGACTTGCTCATAGACAGAACTGCTGGAGTGTATCCATCATCATCAATTAAGAAAACAAAGTATTCACCAGTGATAACAATCTCATTGCCCTCATCAGTAAAATATTCACCCTTGTCTCCTCTGGAACATTTCTCCAAAACCTTTTCATCAGATCCATGATCTGCTACCAAGCCACCACGATCCTTTTTCCATTCAATGTGCGCACGTCTGTAGCTGATTGGCACGACCTCAATGCCTTTCTCTCCATTGATTGCTTTGTTCGCAACATTGTCCAAGATCATTCCTGGCTCTGCTCCTGCGACATATGCACCATTGGCTTTGTTAACTTGGTCAGACATTTGTTGAAGAATAGATAATCTGGGAATCATCATATCTTCTTGCGACATCTTCTCCTGTCCAGCACCTGCGTCCTGCAGCAACATTGCTGAATTAATATTTGAAACATTTGTTTCTTTTTTCTTAGTTACATTGTTTGCCATTTTATTTTCTCCTTATGCTGGCTTTGCGTCCTGTGTAAACACGGAACATTTCAAGTGGAACATCTTTGCCTTCACCCAGTCTCTCTTGTAAGTATTTATTAAGAGTCGCAGGGTGGACACCGACTGCACGTTTGAAGTAAAGCTTCTCATCACGTAGTCTTTGAGTGAACTCATTGCACACGTCATCTTCATCTTTACCAAATTGAACCTCAACATTGCTTTTGATCATTGATGCACCTCCATTTTTGCGCAACCAATCAAAGCATTGCTGTTGGAGCATTTGAAGACTAACTCTGCTTTGTTCATCCTTGGCACGATCTATTGCACCTTGAGATGGCACAGATCCCGAGATGATTTCTTTCACCTCAACTTTGGATCCATTTTTTAAAGTAAAGTCTTTCAAATTCAGTTCTTGCATTAAGTCAGGCAAGTTCTGTTCTGCCAACATTCTGAGATCCTGCTTTTTTGACTTCAACAACTCTTCAAGATCTGAGATCTCATTTTCAAGATCAAACATCCTTTGAGCCATATCAGTAACTGCACCAAGTTCATTGGATGCTGGTGCCACATCCTCAAGCAGATCAATATCACTCATGCTGATATGTTTTCCTTTCTTAGTTCGAGAGCTACAGGCATATAATAACCTTTACGACGATCCCTTTCACCCTCATCAATGTTTCGCTCCCAACGGAGCACTCTAACAGTGGATGCCTTCTCACTAGCAATCATGCAAGCAATCATGACAGCGATTGGGTCTCCACCTCCTGGCCAGAGAAGATAATCCTCTGACGAGAAGTCCTTCATGATCCGACGTGCTTTTTGCACACTTGGTCCTGGAAGAAACTGTGGCTTATCATTTGCCTCAAATATTATTTCCAGAGATCCATATCGTGATGCATCAGTTAAGTCTGGCACCCATCCAAACTTATTCTTCACTGGTCGGTTCACAACATAAACTTTTGACATTTAATTCCCTTTCTCAAAATTATAATGTAGCGTGTTCTCATTAAGCTCACTGGGTTTATTTATTTTTGTTTTCACTGCTTTGACCTCTTTGTCATAAACCTCTTTTGTTCTGAACTTGTAGCCACACGACTCACATGATCTTATTCTGAATGACTGCCCATACTTGCGATGAGTTCCTTGAACTCTTGTATACATATAATTACATTTGACGCAATGCATAGGTTGACTCCTTTCTAATGGTGTGGCACAGGCTTCTCAAGGTTACGTCACTAATCACCTGCACTGCGACAGAGAACAGTCCTGAACTATGTTCACTTAGTGCCACAAAAATACTATGCCTTATAAAAATAAAAAAGACATCATCTTTTTTTCAAAGAAGTGTGTTGTGTGGCAACTTTTTTTAATAAAGAAATATTTTGACAAAAAAATAAATGTTTTTAATATTCTCAGAAGTTTGGGAACGATGGGAACGATATGTCCTAAGTATTTGATAATAAAATAAAAAAGAGTCGTAACCAGTCTCAAAATCAAAGGGAACGTAACCCAGACACTGGGATCTTTATTAAAAAAAGTTGTTAAGTGTTTGATTTATAAGGATTCTTTTTTGTTGCTTTTTGGAACAAAGCAGAGTATACTATATATGTAGGTTGAATTATTGACCTGCACTTACTGAGAAAGGAAATGACTATGAAAATACGTTGGAAAAAAATTAAGACCCCTCTGCCAAAGGGAAGACCACTCGGCAAGAAGTGGAAGAGAGCAACTCTCTTCAGCATGAGATACTGCCCAGACGCATTGGGTGGCGACAATAGAAACATCTGGGCAATCATTGGCCACAAGAATGTTTACTGCTCAACCTGTCAGCAGTGCAAGGCAGGAGGCAATCGCAAAGCAACTATCTCCAGACAGGTCTGGGACAAGCTTGTTGCAACAACTAATAATAAAGTGGAGGTCTTATCATGACTAAGCATACACCCCAACGCAGAGCCATCACCGACTGGATGGGCAACCAGAGAAAAACATGGTGTGGTCCATATGCGATCGCAACAGTTTGCGGAACTGATTATGAGCCAGCCTATCAAATGGCCAAAGCTGTGCGTCGCAAAAGACATGCCAAGGGCATAACCCGATTGGACCTTGAGGACTCATGCTATGCATTGAATGTCAGAGGCAAGTGGCGTGAGCTTGAGAAGAGAACTAAGCTATCTAAGTTCTTGAAGTCTGGTACACTGGAGCCAAACAAAGTTTATGTTGTCAATGTGACAAAGCACTTCTTGATTGTTGACACGAGAGACTTCACAACTATTGATAATCAGAACCCAGAGTGGGTTGCTGTGGAGTCAACACCTCATAGCACAAAGCTTGTCAGTCATTACTTTGAAGTTTTCAATCCTAAGTTCGATGCCAAGAACGAAGACACTTGGTTGATTGAACCACTAGCTGCAGGAGTCAAGTAATGAAGAGAGCCATAGAAATATTATTGGGAGGGACATTGTCCCTCTCTGTAGCTTTCATCCTCGTTTTCATTTTTGTTAATATGATCTTGGGATGTGAGAGTTGGGACAAGGATCTCTGGACAGAGAATAACTCTTGTGTTACTGTTGGCATGTTGCTTGACTTTCAATCAGCTCAAGATTAACATTTATGCAATCATACTTTCCTCCAAACCTAGCCCAGTTTATTCTGGGCTTTCTTTTTTTTAAAAATTAATTATAATCGGTTACAGTTAGTTCAAACTGCTTGCCACAGAAACAAAGGTTTAAGGAATTAAATATGCCAGAAGAGATAAAGAAAAGAGGACGACCGAAAAAGAACACTGGTGAAAAAACAATTGTAAAGAGACCAGTGAAAGATGGACCACCTGTTCAGCCAGAAAAATGGGATGGTCGTTTTAAGTCTGTTGAACCTATGAAGAATCAAAAGAGAGCTAGACAGACTGCTTACAAATGGAATCATCACGCCACAATTAATTGGATCATGGGTCAAGCAGATCCTGTTGGATTCCTTGCTGCAGTTATGCAAGGCAAAGAGATGTTTCCTGTTTACTCAAAAGACTCTGAAGGTCTTGCAACCAAAGCAGGAAATATTGCTGCAGATCCAGAGTTAAGAGTTATGGCTGCAAAAACTCTGTTGGGCAAATGTGTCCCAGATTTGAAAGCAGTAGAAGTGAAAGCACAAATAGAAGAGAGAAAGGTTCTGGATATTTCCAGATTAAGTGATAATGACCTCAACACAATTGAACGAGTTCTTGAACACGCTGTCATTGACGGAGATCCGAGCAGAGAAGATGAAGAGATCCCTCAAGGAGTTCACCAAGAGCTCTTGGCAAACGATTGAACCAGGACGAGAGTTCTACGACAACTGGCACATAGACGCAATCAGTGAGCACTTGCAAGCTGTTGTTGAAGGTGACATAAAAAGATTAATAATAAATATTCCTCCAAGGCATATGAAATCTATCTCTGTTGCTGTTGCTCTGCCTGCATGGACTTGGACTATCCAGCCACAAAAAAGATTTCTGTTTGCCTCTTATGCTCTGTCATTATCTGTCAGAGACTCTGTTAAATGCAGGAGACTGATAGACAGCCAATGGTATAAACAACACTTTGGCCAGAGCTTTGAGTTAACAACAGACCAAAATCAAAAGCAAAGATTTGAGAACAGCAGGACAGGATACAGGATTGCTACCTCTGTTGATGGTGCATTGACTGGTGAAGGTGGCGACATAATTGTTATTGACGATCCTCACAATGTTCGGGAGGCAGAAAGCTCAACAGTTCGTCAAGGTGTTTTGGATTGGTGGGATCAAGCAATGCAGTCAAGACTTAATGATCCAAAGACTGGTGCTTTTGTAATTATAATGCAGAGAGTTCATGAAAATGATCTGACAGGACACATACTTGC